ATGATGTCGCCCCGCACCAGCACGCGGCCCCCGTCGACCGGCTTGATGCCCTCTGCGACGATCTCCTGCGTGGCCTTCACGCGCACCTGATATTTCAGGTTGCGGATCGCGGGCAGGCTTTCAATCGTCCAGGTCAACAGGATTGCCGGGCGGCGCGCAGTGCCGCCTGCGTCCGACAGGTCAAACGCAGCCACTGACAGCGGCACCACAAGCGGCGCAGGCGGTGTCTGACCATTGGTGGGCAGAGGTGCCGGCACGTCGAGCTCCGGCCCCCAATCTGTATCCGTGGCCTCGCGCTCGCGCATCACCACGACTTGCAGCAACGTGTCGGTGCGGTCCTCGACCTCGATCACCTCGAACACCTTGTTCGTGTAGCCGTAAATCTCGGACGTGAAGCTGATCGAATCCAGCGGCTCGACCAGCGCGAAACTCGGCGGCAAGGTCACTTGGAACGTCACAAACCGGCGCGCATCCAGCAGCAGAGAATTCAGCAGGTGCTGCGCCTGCGCCTTGACGCTCACCGCAGGCAGTCCAACGCTTGCCACCCGCTGCCCGCCATCCTCGGCCACCCAATCCTCGTTCAGGATCAGATCGGCCTCGCGGCCCTCCCAGATATCATTCGGCTCGACGTAAGTCCCGGTGATGCCGTTGGTCACGTTCTCGAACGCCGGGAACGGCGTGAGCTCCGAGGATTCCGTGATTACGAAATCCGCATCGGTGAGAGCCAGCACCGGGGCCGAGGGCGCACCCACGCGCACCCGGAACACGCCACCGAACTCAGCCGTCTGGGCAAAGCTGGCGCGGTTCATTTCCTCGATCACATCGACCGGGGCCATCTCCTCGACGTTGATCTCGAAGCCCGCCACGTATTGCTTGCGCCCGCCGATATCGACGTCGCACTCGTTCATGCCCGCAAACCAGTTATCGAGTGGCAAATCCTCGGCAGACACCTGCCCGCCCCAGATGTCGCCCGTGGGCAGGGTGATGCCACGATAGATGTTGTAATTGATCACCTGCGGATTTTCTGAGAACTCCCAAGTTGCGGGATTGTCCCACCGATGCGCGCCAGAGCCGCCCACGGTGGTATCCTTGCGCGGATCGTAGAGCTTGATGCCCTGCACCTCGAACCGGACAGAGGGCAGGCCCTGATAAATCTCGGGGTCCAGCGCGAATTCCAGCACCGCATAGGCTGTGCCGCGCAGGACGTGATCCGTGGTCCAAGGACGGTCAGGATGCGCGCCATAGTATGTCACCAGCGTTGGATCGGCCTCGGTCTGCGTCCCGTCGTAGAACCACATCCACGCGGTCGGGTCTGTGTCGTCCTGCCGGAACTCGGTCAGGATGCGACGGCCAGAATTTTCGGGCACCTCATTGAACGGCCCCGCGCTATTGTCGGGGGCCTCGATGTCGGAATATTTGCCGTTTATGACGATCCGCCCAGTCAGACCTTGCACAGGAATGTTCGAGACCTCGAGAATGTAGGTCAGGATGCCGTTGTTCTTGAAGCGGCTATAGGCGGGCGCAACCGCGTGGCCCTCCGCCGCCATTGTGCCCACGATGAATTTCTGCGGCGTCACGTCGCCGGTCGTGGTCTGTTCGGTCTGGATGCCCTGACCATTGACCTTGGGCTTCTTGGCAAAGGCTTGATTGAGCAGCGAGAGGCCCACGCCCACGATGATCCGCGTCGCAAACGCCCCCAGTGCACCGAACCCCGCAGCAATCGCCGCAAACGTGCCAGCCCCGGCGCTTGATGCCGCCAGCGCAACGGCAATCGCAGTGGAAATCGGCTCGGCCATAGCTCCGCCGGGTGCTACGATAAAGCCTACGAGGAACGCAAAGAACAGGATCATATCTTGAAAGCCCTCGCCGCCTTGAGGCGCGATAAATGGCCCAGCCCGTCGGGGCGCAGCACGAACACGCGGTCGCTGGCAAAGATGCCCATGGCGCTGCCCTCGCACACCGCCAGATCGCCCACCTGCGCCATGGCGGGCGGGATCTCCGGGAAGAGGCTGGCGATATAATCGACATGGCTGGCAAAGCCGTCTTCGGCCATCACGCGGGCAAGCCCCGCCATGCTGCGATAGCGCCCGCGCCACCGCTCGCCGTGATCCACGCCCGTCGCGGCCTTGACCCACCCGGCGACATACATGCCGCAATCGTGGCTGCCGGGGCGAAAGCGCATCACCCGCACAGTGTCGAGATAGGCGATCAGCATCTGTGCCCGGCTCATCCACGACTATCCCCGTTGCTGGTACTGCCCCCGCCCGCGCGCTCGTCTGCCGTGGGTGTGGACGGCGTGACGCTCGTGGGCGGCGGCGCGCCGTTCTGCGACTTGCCTGACCCCCAGAACACCGGCACCGCGCCCGAGGTGGCGGCATTCTCCCGCCCCCGGTCCGTGGCGTTGATCCGGCGCTGCGCGGAATTGGACTTCTTGAGCGCCAAGGTCCGGGTCAACGCCCGCGCGGCGCTTGCCACCGTCATGGTGACATCCGCCGATTGCCCCTCTGCGGCGCGCGGCAGGGGCATCTCTTCGACCCAACCTTTGATCACCCGCACGGGCACGCCGACCTGCACCGCCTTGACCGGATCGAAAAACACCCGGTGCACCTCGACCGGCGCACCGCGCAGGTCATAGAGGTTCACCAGATTGACCACCGCAGCCGGAATGCCGGAAAAACGGATTGTGTGCATTCGTACATTCAAGCCCACTTCGCCCCGGATCGGATCAAGCCCAAGGATTGAGCCCGCGCCCTGATAGCTGCGCGCGGTCTCGCCAACGGTGAATTGCCGAACATCAAGCCCATTCCAGAACCCCACGGCCTCGATCAGCCCTGTGGATTTGCGCCGCGCTGATACCCACACCAGATGCCGGGATATGACACCCGTAAGGCTGGCCAGCATATTTTCGGTGGCGGTGCCGTAATCGCGCATCTACACCCCCACGCTTTGCACAAAGGAGAACTGTGCGCCCTCGGCTCTGCCCGCGCGATGTGCGCCGTAGGCCGGATTTGGTTCGAGCCGCGCCTTGATTACCGGCCTGATCAGCGTCACGGGATCGCCAACGACAATCCCCGGCTGGAGCGGCGGCGTCACTTGAAACCATGCGGTCGTGCCCGGAGCGCCGGACTGGATATCACTCACCACCCGATGCAGGCCATATCGCACGGGGCTGGAGCCATACTGCACGCCCATGAAATCGCCACCGCGCAGCCAATAGAGACCGGGCATGCCTTGCAGCTTGATCATCCGCGCATCTGCCGCATCAAGCTGTGCGACCGTGGGCGTGGCCGCGCCAAGGATCGCCCCGGTCGGATCATCTGCCGGATGCGTCTTTGCCGGATCGTAGACCAGAAACGACGCCCCCGGCGTGTCCAGCACGGACAAGAGCGCGTCGATCCGCGCGGCATTGCTGCGATTGCTCATGGGGGGAAGGGTAAGCGACCCGCGCCACACCGGCGCACCCAGCAGCGCAGGCAGAGGAATGCCGCTGGCCGTGCGGTCGATCTGCATGGGCGTGTTGATCACGAGCTGCGAGACCGAGATTTTCAGCCGGTCTTGGAACTCGGCCAGAACGAGGGGAAAAGCCAAGGGCATCAACCGCGCCTCCGGGGGTCTTTGTTGATACGATCAACCGCCTGCGGCAGGCCGCTGCGCGTGAATTGCTCAATCCCGGCCCGCGTCACCTGCACGGCCACTTCCCCCGATATGCGGCGCACGTCCTGGACGATGCTGCCGTTCTCGACGCGGGCCACGACCTCGATGCGCGGGCCCGCGCTACCGCTCTGGGCTCGCGTCGCACCGGCAGCCTGCGCGGGCAGGGGCAGGCCGCCCCCGGCAAAGCCTGGAATGATCGCGCCTGCGTTCATGGCCTCGAGCACCGCGCGGTTGCGGGCCGTGGCCTCGGCCGTCATGATGAATTCCCCGGCGCTTACCATCGCGCGGATCCTGTCCCCCCGGCCTGTGCCCGCGCCCAAGAGGAGGCCGGGACGGGTGACAAGAGGATCGCCGCCACTGGCAAAGCCGGGCGCCATCTCGCCGGGCAAGCCGCCAGACGCAATATTGATCAGCGACCCGCCCGAGAGGAGACCAAAGAGATCGCCAAGGCCGCCACCACCGCCACCGCTGCCCCCAAAGAGACCGGAGAGCGGGCCGGTGCCGAGGATCAGCGCTTCCTTGGCCGCGCGGATGACCATGTCGCCGATCCCCTCCCAGACGTCCCGGAGGCTTTCGGCCTCGAGCAGCACGTCGTCGACGGCGTTGTTGAATTCCTCCTTGCGCTCCATGGCGACGCGCTCGTTCTCATGGGCCTCGACGAGCGCCTCGATCTCCGCGCGTTGCTTTGGCGTCGCGGCGGTCAGGCGGTCGCGCAGGCGGATCATCTCGCGCTGCACCGGGTCGCTCTCGCGCAGCGCCTCGATCTCGCGCCGCTTGCTCTCGATCAGCCGGTCGAGCGCCTGCTGTTCGCGCAGGGTCTCGTTGGCCGATGCGCCACGCGCGCCGCTGCCGGACCGCGTCGGCCGGGCTAGCTCGTTGAGGCGGGATGTCTCACGGGCCAGTTCGACAACGGCGTCCCGGCGCGCATTTAGGTCATCGACTGTTGCCGTATCGCCGCTGGCCTCGCCCCGGATTACCGCCGTCTCGCGGTCGAACCTAGCACCGGCCAAGGCTCCGGCGCGCCCAATCGGATCGTCGCGAAACTCCGCCCGGATACGGGCGTTCTCCAACCCGACCTGGCCTTGGGATTGCAGGTCGAACATGGCATCGACGGCACCGCGCACCTCGGCCGAGAGCCGCGCGGCCTCGTCGGCGGCCGCGCGGATGCTGCCGGACATGTCGCTCGTCGCGATTTCAAAGGTGTGTTGTGCGGCCTCGCGCATGGCCTCTTTTGTTTCTTCGCTCGCGCCAGAGGCGTCGGCCTCCGCAAGCGCCGCATCGAGGGCGAACTGCGCGCGCAACCGCGTCACCTCGGCACTGTCCGCGCCTGCCCGCGCGATAGCCTCGGCCACGCCATTCTGCTGGATCATGGTCGAGAGCGTGGCCTGCGCCGCCGCCTCGGCCTTCAGCTGCTCGCCGGTGCTTTTGGTCACCAGATCGAGGAAGGTCAGCATTTCTTCGGTCTGGCGGTTTCGGGCGGGGTCTTCCCCTTGCAGCTTGGCAACTTCGGCCAGGGTCAGACGCATTTTGTCAAGCGTCAGGAGGCGGTCTTGCTCTGCCTCGGACGTCTCCCCCGAGGCCAGCGCGGCGCGGGTGTAGCTCTCGATCAGCGCGTCGACGGCGGCGGCTTGTTCTTCGACCGTGCCTTGCGCGGCCTCCTGAAGGGCGGCGAAATCGTTGAGAACGTCTTGAACAAGTTCACGGCTCCCGGCACGCATCCGCCCAAAGAGACCGCTGAGGTCGAACTCAGAAGCGAGCGTGGAGAGCGCTTGACCCTCGGCCACGTCGAGCCCGCCGTCGACCGATTGCGGCAGGAGGTTGCGGTTGCGGTTGATGCGCCCAAAGTCCACGCCGGTTTCGCCCAGAAAATCTCCGATGTTTTCGCCGGTCTCACGGGCGGTGATACGCTTCTCGGCCTCGACGATCCGGTCGAGCAGGTCTTGGGCGCGGTCCACAAAGCCTTCGCCGAAGCGGTCGGCCAGTTCGAGCCGGGTGGATGAGGCCTCGGCGATCTTGTCCCTCAGGCTGTCGATCCGGTTCTCGAGCGCCTCGACGCTGTCCGCGAAACTCTCGGCCTCTTCCGAGGAGGACATGAACCAATTGACCACGGTAGCGGTCGCCGCCAGTGCGCCGATGGTGATCAGATTGATCGGGCTCAGCATCGCGAGAACCGCCCCGCCCAATGCCCGGAACGCGCCCGCCGCCCCGAGCGGCCCGATCACCTGAGTGATTTGCGTGCCCTGCTGAATGGCCAGCGTGAGCGGGTTCTGACCCGCCGCGAGCATGACAAACACGTCATTGCCCTGCGCCACGAGGTTGCCCATCGAGCCTGCGGCGAGGCGATTGGCCGAGGCCATTTTCTGGGTCGCCGCTGCATTGACCTCGGCGGCCGAGCTTGCCGCCCTAAGGCCCGTAGCGGAGGTTCTGGCGGCCGTCTCAAGCTGCTTGACCCCGCGTGCGGCGGTTGCACCTTGGGTGCCGACGCCGCGAATGTCCTGGGAGGCCGATTTCGCGGCGGTGCCGGTGGCCTGCAACTCCGCCTTCGCCTGATCGGCGTCCATGAGGATCTCGCCCTGGACACGGAATGCCATCTCAGTTCTCCCTCATCGCGGCCACAGCCGCGCCTTCGATCACCTGCACCTCGGCCCAAAGCGCGGGCGTGACCTTGACCCCGCTCATGCGCAGGCCCGCCCGCGCGGCCGTGTAGTCAAGGCCCACCACGCGGAAACCCGCCAGCCCGGCCGAGACGGTGCGCCATTGATTGCAGACCGCGAGAAAGGCCCGCACCGCCGGGACATTCTGCGGCCAAACACCAGAGCCGGACGGATCGCGGCGGAGGTGACCCGGGTCGATCCCCCAGAATTCCGCCTCGTCGTCATGGTCGCCGCCTGCGTCATCTGCGATCAGGTCGCCGCGCGCCCATGCCCGCCCGGCCCATTTCAGTTTTTTACCCGTTTCCCCACCAACGCCGCGTAATAGGCGTTGACCAGGGCGACGCGGACATAGGCCAGTCCAATCAGCCGGTCGCGCAGGCCGTGGCTGTAAGGCAGCTTGTTGCCCTTCTCGTCCTCGATGTCGTCGAGACTGACGATGGCCGCCGACAGGAACTCGCGCTCGCCGCGCGTGGTGCGCATGTCGAGCGCCTCAATCTCTTCATCGGGCAGCACGCGGAAGGTGGCATTGAGCGTCTGGAGATCATGGCCGCCATCGGCGGGCACCTTGATCTCGACAGGGTGGGTGAAGGTCGGCGTCTGGTCGATCTTGAACATGGGGGTGAACTCTCTTTCAAAGGGGCATTGAAGGGGGCGTTGAACCCCCTCAGGTGAGCGTCATCGCCCACTGGTCGGCGGCGGTGGAGGCGGTGGGCAGTGGCACGAGGCGCAGCGGCCATTCCTTGCGGCCTTGCCCGTCCTCCAGCCCCTCGGGACGCTGCATCTGGGCATTCGGGGCCGCGATATTGACGATGTTGCCCGCCGTCTTGCCGTGCTCGATCTCGACGGCGACCTTCTCTTGGGTGGCCGCCATGGTGAACGGGTTGAAGGTGGAGAGCGTCACGGCGCGCACCCGCGCCTCGATGGTGTTCTCATGCCCGTCGAGGATCACTTCCTCCTCGCCGATCAGAAACTGCGCCTCGATGCGGTTGGCGAGGGTGAGCTTGAAATTGCGCATCACGAGCGAGGTGCTATCAATCGTGAAGACCGGCGTGTTGGCATCCGACGCGGCCAGCGGGTCGGGAATGCCGATAAAGTCCGGGGTTGGCTGGACCACGTCGGCCGGGGCCACATAGAGGGCCGTGAACTCGAACTCGATATAGGGAATGCCCGAGGCCGAGACGTCAAAGGCGGCGGTGCCGCGCACGCCCACCATGGCATAGAGCGTGCCGCCGATATTGAGGTGGAGTGTGATGCTCTCGAGGTTTGAATAGACCCGGTTGTAGACCACGGAGGTGGCCGCCGTCACGGTCTCGGCACAGCCGCAGGCGCGCAGGAGACGGCCCCAGCGGGGCGCGGTGCCGACGGTACCGGAGCCTGCCAGTTCGACCTTGAACGAGATCGTGCGGTGCAGATCGACGGGGATCGTGCCGGTGGGGCCGCCGTGCGGCGTATCGAGATTGCGGTCCAGATCCTGACCCTGCATCGGCGACAGGCGCACATCCGTGGCGAGGATTGCATCAGTGCCGGTCGGGGCGGCATCGGTGCCATAGGTGGTTTCCTGCTTGGCCAGCAGGACCTTGCGTCTCCAGAGCAGGCTCATTTGTCAGCGTCCTTCTTCTCGGGTTTCGGGGTGGGGGCGGGCTTTGAGGGCGACGCATCCGCGCGCTTCAGCGCGCCCTTGTCATCGCGGGTGTACGCCCCGCCGGAGGTCGGAAGATTGGTCATGAGAGGATCCTCAGTTGGTCATCGATGGAGAAATCAAGCTGGTAGGCGAGCACACCGGCACCGCTGGACATGAGTTGGCCGCGCTCGAACCGGAAGACACCGACCTCGTCGCCCGGTGCCCATCCCGCCAAGGCGCGCACCACGCGCATCAGGAACTGGTCGATCTTGTCGAGGGAGGCGGCCCCGGTGCGATCAAAACTTTGGGCGAAGATCACCACGCTCGTGCGGTGGGTCAGCATCTGGCTGAACACACCCGACGCAGCATCCGGGCGGCCCCCCTGAATGCCGGAGGGAAAGACATAGGCCGCGACCGATTGCGCCGGCAGTTTCTTCGAGCGGATCAGATCGACAAAGGCGCGCCCGCCGTCGATACGACCGCCAAGTTCGGGCACCTCAGCCGCGAGGCGGGCCATGACATCGGAGATGTTCATGCGAATACCTCGCGGAGATAGGTCTCGACCGTGTCCACGATGTCGGTCTCGTCCTTGTCGTCAAAGCCCAGAAAGGGCCGGGCTGGAATTTCGACCTGGTCGACCATGATGAATTGGCCATTGGGCAGGGTGAAGGCGAGTTTGGCCGTGGCGTCACCGCCCGCGGCCTTCGGCTCGATGAACGCGCCAAACTGATGGGTGGCGGCGTAGGGCACGTTGGTGCCGATGCGCGCGGACTGGCTGTCAGCCTCTGTCACGATGCTGTCCCGCAGGCGTGTACTGTCGACCAGCGTCTTGCCGCCGAACTCGCGCGCGCGGTGCGAGACGGGCCACGCGATGCCGCCCGGGCCTTCGCCCTTCTCGAACCGCTCCGAGACGGAGGTTTCCAGAACGGTGCCGATGCGGCGCATCAAAGGGGTGAGGTCGGACAACTGGCGCAGGCCATTGGCAATGGCGCTGTCAAAGTCGAGACTGTCGAGGCTGACTGTGAGGGTGACCATCTCAGAACCCCTTCAGGCTGTCGCGGGTGAAGGTGCCCTCCGGCGCGCTGATCTGGGGTAGCTGGGGATTGCCCCGGCCTGTGTCCTCGGGCGTCTCGTCTCCGAGCGAGGCCTCGCCCTTGCGCACTTCGCGCAGAAAGCTGATCGCGGCCTCATAGCCCTCTTCGGCCCCGTCAAAGGCGGCGGCCCGCGCACCGAGCAGCCGGTACCAGGCAATTGCCGCAGTATGCATCGTCAGGACACGGGGCGGATTGTCTGCATTGTAAAGCCCTGCGACATAGCTCTCGGCGACAGACACGGCGTCGTCCACGGCCACCTGCAGCGCGGTCATACCGATCACGCCGGGGATTGTGTCACGCGCCGTCACTTCGGCGAGGAAGCCTTCGCCGTAGCGGTCGATCATGTCTTGCACAGTCAGGTAGGCCATCAGCGGGCCACCCCTTTGACGGCCCACATGACGGCCTCTTCGATCTTGGTGCGCGCGAGGGAAAACTCGCGGCCCTGATCGGCGGCGATCTCGTCGAGAAACCTTTGGCCGATATCCTTGATCGCCTCGACCCGGGCCTTCTCGATGTCGCCCAGTTTGCGGTAGCTGTGCCGCACGGGGCTGTTTTCGACCCGGGTGTCGTCGGTGCTCTTGATCGTCTCGGCCATGGCGCGCCTCCGGGTTGGGTGTTTGGTGCCGGTCTCTCCCGGCTGTCACGTCCATTCCTCAGACGTTGCAGGCTCCAACTCGCGTGGGCCGCGCCTACTCGGATCGCCTCCGGAGGGGTCTGGTTGTCGCCCTATGTGCCCGTGAGGTTCGCGATTGATCCTTTCGCTCTGGAATTTCAGGATGCCGCGTTGGCGGCGGCCTGCATCCCGGCCCAGACCGAATCCCGCGCGGCGGCGGTGATCTGGTCGGCCAAACCGGGAAGCGCGTCCTGCAGTGCCTTGACCTTGGGCTTGCCGCTCTTGTCGAAGGCGTCGCCGGGCAGGGCGTTGATGGCATTGGTCAAGGCCACGCGCAGCGCGTCGTCGAGGACAAGCGGCGGCGCGGTGTCTGCCGCGTCCCCGGCCTCTTCGATTGCGCCCAGGGCGAGAAGGCGCGCAATCTGCGCCTCCCCGCCGATTTTTTGCGCGGGGACGGTCGTTCCCGCCTCCAGCCGCTTGGCTGCGATCACGGTGCGTTTGATGAGATAGCTCATGCCGCATCCTCGATCAGATAGCCGGTGGCCGGAGCCGCGATGACTTCGCGGACCTGCTCGCCTACGCGGAGCGTGGTGGAACCTTTGAGGCCGACCTTGGGGTCAAAGAAGCGCCCCGAGACGCGCCCGTCGAACTGCGCCGTCCAGCCCCATGCGGGGGCGGTGCCGTCCGGACCGGCCTGAGTGTTGCGATGGATCAGGGCGATATTGCCGCCCCAGACCTTCTCGAAGGCAGCCGTCTGACCCTTGCGGGCCGAGTTGATATAGCTGTCGCCCACGAGGATCTGAGAGAGTTCGAAAAGCTCCGCCACCGCCTCGCGGCCGGCGCGGCCCTTGTCGCCCGAGGTCCGGTTGATGGCCTTCAGGATATCGGGATGGGTCGAGAGCGCCGTCCAGGCCTTACGCCCCATCGCGGCCACGTTGGGGCGCATGATGAAGGTGGCATCAAGGGCGGCAGAGATCACGCCGATGGGATCGGACGTGGGATCGCTGAACTGGCCCGCGCCCGAGAGCACCACTTTTTTGTCCGCGTCATAGTTGGCCGCGTCCTGCACCATGGCGGCCACGCGCTTTTCGCGGTCGAGCTGGATCAGATGGGCCAGACCCTCGACGGCGCGCGCCTCGGGATCGAAAGCCGAATTGCCAGCGGCGCGCAGGGCGCGGGCGGCATCGATGTCGCGCTGCGGCACCACGTCGTCGAGACCGTAGTCCTTGACCGAAGAGGTGCGCTCTTCGCCGGTGAACTCAACCTGTTGGACCAGACCTTTGCGGCCGACTTCCGTGTCGGGCACCGTGAACATCTGCTCAGGCGGGAAATAGGTCCATTTGAAATCCGTAGCCATGACCGGCACGCGCGGCATGACCTCGTCGGCAATGAACGAGATGTCGGGGTTGCGGAAATTGACGGCGATGGCGGTCAGGACCGGATCGACGACAAAGGGGGTGGGGGTGCTCATGGATCAGCGCTCCTAAAGATCAGGTGACAGAGTGACGGGCGATGGCCACGTCGATGATGTCGCCAGCGACGCCCGCCTGCAGCGCGTAGCCGATGGCGATGTTTCCGGCTCCGGCCACTGCGGCCACACCGAGGCCCGAGGCGTTCGAGGCGACGGGCGCACCTGCGGCGACTGTGCCCGCGAGCTTGAGCTCTCCGGAGCCGGACATGATCACGTCCGCTGTCTGGCCAATGGCCGCATCCAGTTGGTCCGAGATGCCAATCGCGAGATTGGTCGCGGAGGCGGCCACAAGGATGCCGCCGCCCGCGCCGAATTTGACGATCCGGCGGCCGGGCACCGCCGCCTCGGCGGTGTAGGATTTGATGAACATACCGGGATTAGGCATCGTCGCTCTCCATGGTTTCTTCGATCTGCCGGGCCGCCTCCGCAAAGCTCAGCGTTCGGCCTTCGGCCTCGGCGTCCTTGATCAGCCGCTTGGCCGCTGCGGTGATGTCGTCCGCTCCCTTGACCTGTGGCAGGGCGTCACCACCCGCCCGCTCGCTGAAATCGATCAGCGGCTTGGCCCGTTTTGAGAGCAGGTCGCGGAACCAGTCGCGCTGGCTGGCGGTCTTGCCTTCGGCAAAAGACACCTCGTCCGTCGCGTCGAGGTTTTCCATGAACGCGGCCATCTCATCCTTGAGGCCGGGGGCGATGCGCCCGTCCTTGGCAAGGGCGTCGAGGAGGGCCGCGTCTTCGGCGCGGCGTGCGGCGCGCGTACCTTCGGCGAAGGCCGCCTCCTTGGCGGCAATCTCGGCCTCGCGCGCATCGAGCGCGGCTTGGCGGTCTTCGGGGGTTGGCTTGTCCGTGCCGGACATATCGGGGTCTCCTTCTTGGGTTTCGGCGAATGGGGCGGGCTCGGTCTCGGGCGCGCCTGCGGCGTCGCGGAGTGCCTCCTGGCCTGCGGGCGTGCGTGCCCAGGACAGGACGGCGGAGATCGCGCCTTTCAGGGCATCGCCGAAACTGGCGACAGGCGCGTCTTCTTCCGAGAAGGCGATCTCAAGGGTCACGGCCTCGGCGTCCTCAGAGAACTCGGCCGCCTTGAGGCCTTTCACGGCGGGGGGCTGAGCACCCAGAAAGCCCACATGCTTGAGGTAATAGATGCCGGGGGTCGGGTTAGCGGCGGCCTTGGGGGGATAGAAAGAGGCGCTGATCCGCTTGAAGCGTCCGGCGCGCACCATCTCGGCGAAGGCAGGCTCGACCTGGTCAGGCTCGGCGAAAAGCTCGGCCCCTTCGGCGCGCAGGGATTTCACCCAGCCATAGGCCGGGGCATCGGTGCGGGGATGGCCCACGACAATGGGGGCCTCGTGGAGGGCGGGATCATAGGCAGCGGCGATGCCCTCAACCTCAGCCTCGGAAAATTCGAAGCTCTGCCCGGATTGGGCGGTGTGGCGGCCAGCGCGGAAGATGTGAAGCGGTTTTGTCATGCGACCGACACTAGGCCGGGCGCGGGTGCCATATCAGATGAAGGGCTTCAGGGGAGGCGAGGTTTTGGCAGGGTCCCCTTGTGGCCACACTATCCGCCCAACCGGGCATCCGGCAAGGCCGGAATGCCAAGAGGCCCTGAGAGGCCCCCAGAATGGCCTCCCCCCTGACGGCGGGGGAAGGTGGCCCGCAGGGCCGAGGGGGGNATTCAATGGGTATTTAATGGCGCTCTGACGGGGTATTCCGTGGCGCGGCCTCGGTTGCAGGTGCGCTCGCAAGGCCAATTTGCCCGAAATCGCCTCAGGAGGCCGGATCGACAAGGAATGCGCGCAGGATCGCACGGCGCTCTTCGGGCGTCCTCTTAGGGCGGTCGAAATACCCAAACAGATCTTCGCGGCGGACCGCGACCAGCTCTTCCTTGTCCGGATCGTCGTCAGGCAATGCTTCCGCTTCGCGCAATGCGGCCTCATAAGCCTCGCGGCTCCATTCGTCGGGCGGCTCAACCAGCAACGTTCGCATCACGGATCTCCGTTCATGGCCCTGACAATGGCAGCGGCAACACCCCGGGCGGACTCTTCTATGCGCTGCCGGATTGCTCGCGACTGCGCGCCAAGGCTCTCTTGATATAAGATCAGGCCCTGAGACTGCAAGACGTCGAGGACCGCGAGGCGCACCGCATGGTCGCGCTCTGTATTGGTCAAGGCCGGGGCCAACTCGTCAATGAGTTCTGCCGCCACCTCCGAAAGCTCGCGCATGTCGCCACGGCTAAGTCTCAGCATCTGTGCCCGGTAGAGTGAGCCGTCGTGACCAACGGCGATGATTGATCGAACTTGGCGCTGGAACATAACCGCCATGTCATCCGGGCTGAGCGGCGCGGAACTGGGGTGATTGTGCACGAGGCCGACGGCCGTGCCGCTCTCCAGCCGCTGGATTATGGAGGGGGTCAGTTTGACGCGCTTCGGCTTGCCCACGCTCCAGTCGATTTCCTCGCCGGTCCTCAGATCGAATGCGCCAAGATGCTCCCGCCCATCGCCCAGGCCCATGAGCCGGGCGCGCATGACAAAGCCAAGCTCGGTCGCCGCCGCCGGGGCGGAAAGCCCGGCCGATACGCCTGCGTGGCGCGCCCCGAGGTCAAGCCACGCCTGACCCGGGTTGCCATCCCACGCGGGATCGACCCCGAGTGCCGTGGGTTCGATCTCACCGGTGCGACGGTTCAGCACCCCGCGCTCCTCCAGCTCGAAATCCTCTGTCACCTTGAGGCCGCGCCGCTCTAGCATGCCCTGCGAGAGTTGCTGAACGGTGCAGCCGCACCGCCAGCCGTTGGGGGGAAAGATGCGAAGCCATGCCGGGTGATCGACGGGCAGGATCAGGTCGTGATAGCGCGCGTGGTCCTCGCGCTTGGTGTCGCGCTGGATCTGGACGTAGCGCAGGAAGGGGAAGGCCGCCTTGGTGCGCTGAATGCGCGCCCATTTGCCCGCAGCATGGGCCGCGCGCATATTGGCGTCGAAGATCACCCGCAGGCGGCGCGGCGAGTCAAGCCGGACGTTCTTCAACTCGCCGGTCAGGGGGTCGCGCTCCGTGCCGCTGCCCCACCAGCCGAGCCGTTTCAACTCGGGCTCGAGGTCATCCATGAAGCTGCCCAGCGTGCCGCCGTTGGCCAGCGCACGGTCGAGCGCGCCCCGGATCGTCTCGAGCACGTCAGTCCGCATCGCCTTGGCGACAACGAAATTGCTCGCGTGCTCATTGCGCCAGACGTCGCGGAAATCGAACCGCGCATCGGGCGGGGCGAGGCCCTTGGAGCGAAAGAAGGACAGCGCATCCTCGGGGCGCAGGCGCTGCAGGTCGATCATGGGGCCACGGAGCCGGGCAGGGTGTCCGACCCGTCCGCCGCCTCGCTGTCATCCACCACGGCCCCCAGCTCACCCGCCAGACGCGCGGCGAAACTGGCCTCAGTCAAGAGGTCAGTCATCGCTTGTCCGTCGCTCGGTGCGGCCGCCAAGGCGTCGATACGGGCGCGCAGCGCCTCAAGCGTGGTGCCCGGTGCGATGCTGCCCAGAAGGGACGCGATATCTGCGAATAGCGGCTCGACGGCCGCCTCGGCATGTCCCTCGGCGATAATCTCGGCCGCAAGCGCATCGAGTGCGCTATCGTGGCGATGCTCGGCGAAACCGGCCTCCGGTGCGGCCTCCTCACCCGGCGGGGGGGTGTCCGGAGGTGCGGCACGCTCATACCCATCGCCATAGGTCTCCTGTACGCGGTCCTCGGACATGCGCCAGCCCATGCGATGCAGCTTCTCGTCGCGGTCCACGGCGGCGGTGGTGTCTTCCGGGTCCTCCATCTTGCGCCACACCTTTGGGGGCACAACGCCCGGGAAGTTGAACGCGGAGAGCTGCGCCACCGGTCCCTCGTTGAAGGATTGACAGACCAGATCCGCATCGGACTTCTTAACGGCATCACCGACGCCGTCATGCACCTCGGCCTGAGAGCGGCTGGAGCCGTCGTCCGTCGTCATGGTTTGCGACAGAACGATCTTCGAGATGGCGGCGTCCATCGCGTCGTGCAGCTTCTGGTAATCGAGTGAACTGGACCCTGACGGTGCCGACAGCAGATCGATATCCATGCCTTCGGGAATGATGATCCCCGCCTCGGAGCGGATTGCCATTACGGCCTCGAGCAGCGTCTTCTTCTCCTCTTCTGTGGCTTGCGCCGGATACTTGCCCCGTCCGGTCGGCATGCCGAACTTGTCGAGGGCGATCAGCCAGAGCTTGAGGCCGTTGCGTTTGAACCAGACCGGCCAATAGAGCCAATGCGCGAGGCCGAGGCCATAGGGCTCGTCGTCGTGATCCGCCCCGGTCGAGAAGACCCAGAACTTCTCGGGCGGCATCTCCTCGCCCATAAGCATGTTCGACATGGTCAGCAGGCGCAAGCCGCAGTCCTCGTCAAAGCGAAACCTGACACGGTCGCGCACGCGGATCTCCTCCCAGCCCCAGATTTGCCCGTCGCGCCGATACATCTGCTCGGCGACGGAATACCCATAGAAGAGCCCCCAGAGCATCTTCTCGGTCAGGCGGTCGAACTTCATGGCCGAAAGCTCGTCCCGCAGCCAGTCGGCCGCGCGTTTGCCTGCCACCGTGTCCTCGCCCGGCACCACTTCCCATTCCCGGCTGGTCACGGCCGAGATGCGCTGCGTCATCACCGATTTGACCTGCGGATCGGTCAGGATCGGTTTGTAGATATCAAAGCTGCCGCCGCCGCGCGTGCGCAGGATCGGATCGGTCGGCTCGAGCAGCGGGCCGATCCACGGCCGGGNGATGTCACGACCGTTCTGGATGCCCGAAAGCTCCATCGGGTTGCGCATCCGCACTGACCGCAGTCGCATCGTGCTGGTCTTCCTAGCCATCTCCGAACCCTCCGAAATCCAAACCGCCGCCGCCCCGGGCAAAGCCCATGCGTCGGCCACCCATGGTGCCTGTGAAGTCATCCGCACCGGACGTGGCGCGCCGCCCGGTCGATTGATATTCCATCGGCACCACGTCCTGATTGCTGGCGTACCAGGCGAGCGCGCTCGCGATGGCGCTGTCGCCGTGGCGGTCGAGACCGTCCGAGCCTTTGAAGCGAAAGTTCTCCGGCACGCGGATGATGCCGCCCGTGTATTGCAGCGCCTGGTGATCGCGCAGCACGTCCTCATGGGCGGGCAGCACGATGGTGCGATCCGAGAAGGCCTCGATATAGGGAGGCATCTCGAGCTCGTACCATTGCCGCGTGAAAGCCACCTCGACAATGCGCGACCCATAGCGTTGGGCTGCGACCTCGGCGAGGTAGGCGCCATTGCCGGTGCGGTCCATCGCCCCTTTTTGGAAGTTGGGCAGGCGGTCGAGCAGCCAGAAGAGCACGTCGCGCTGCTGGTCAAAGGGGATATTGCGCAGCTCGACGATGAGCTTGGTGCGCCGGGTGAGATCGACGCCCTGTTCGAGGATGATGATGTCGGTCGCGTCGCCCGAGCGCGCAAAGTCCTCGCCCATGAAATGCGGCCGGGTGCGATCGAGGGTTTCAAGCACCGGTTCAAGGTGGGTTCTACACCATGTTAAAGCGGCGGCCTTGCGCACGGCCTCATCGGCGTTTTTGAAGCTGTCGGGCTGCGTCCAGCGATGGAACGGGATGCCCTGCGCCATGCAAGCCTCGATCTGCACGCGGGTGAGGGCCGCGCCCTGCATCTCGGCGGGCTCCGCATCGAGCTCCTGACGCATGGCGGCCTCGCGCGCGCCGTAGGAGCGGCGGATGGTGCTCTCCCAGTCCGCTTCGGCCGCGGCACCCCAGACCTTGCCCTGCATCATGCAGACGCGCTTATAAAGCCCGTTGGTGACGGCATCGCCGAAGGTGTAGCGATGCACCTTGAAGCCGTTCTTGCCGGAGCGCGCTTCGCGGATCAGTTCGTTGAAGGCGTTAAGATAGCCGTTGTGGGTCGAGATGATCCGGACCTTGCCGCCCCAGATCAGCATCGCGTTGACGGCGTCGATCACCTCGCGCACATCCTTGTGGAAGGCCGCCTCGTCGATCACCACGGTGCCCTGAAGACCCCGGATGTTGGCCGGGTTGGAACTCAGCGCCTCAACCCGGAACCCGGAGGCAAAGCGCACCCGGTAGGCGTTGATGAACTTGGTGGTGCCATCGGGCTGTTGATCCTCGAAGAGAAACTCCTCGATGGGGTGGGCCGCCCCGGCAATCACCCGCGCGAAATGCGCCACATAGCCAATGGCCTCGCGGCCCTTGTCCTTGGTGTCGCCGATGTAAAAGCAGTTCTGCCCGCCCGCGCCGCGCGCGGCGGCGGCAATGAGCGCACAGCCCAGCATCTCGGCAAAGGTGATGCCGGTGCGGCGGCCCTTCTCGCAAACCTTGAGGTCGCTCTCGTCGGCCAACCAGGAGCGTTGATGCGCCATCAGGATGCCGTCGGCCAGCGGATCGAGGCTCTCGGGGATTTCCGAGCCGCGCGGCAACTCCTCGGGGAGCGCGTCCGGGTCGCGGGTGAGGACGGGGGCTGTCACGGGTTACCCTCCTCTATACTCCAACCGTTGCGGGCGAGCGATTTGAAGAGCAGCCGAGCAATGGTAAGGTCGAACGTAACCTTGAGGCCCGGACCTGAGCTTTTCTTCTGCACCGCGTCCTGAATTGCGGCATCCTCCGTCGAAACCCAGCTGCCGGTTTTGCCGTCCGGTCTTTTCCATCGATAGGCCATCAACAACGCGCCTCCCGGCGCAGGCGTTCTATACAAAGCCTTGCACGGACAAGGTCCGGATAGCCTTTGACCCTCCAGCCCGGACCCATTTCCAATCTCAAGAGCCGCCGATGAACGCCGCCGTACGTGCGGCCGTCTACCTTTGGTCCCTCCAGCATCGAACGGATCACCCACGCCGCGTCGCGGCAAACGCGCTCTATGTTACAATCACGCCCGGCCCAGTATTTGGCATGCGCGGCCATGTCGTTGGCGATTTGGGCGGGTGTGGCCATCAGCGCCGCTCCCGATGCTTGCGGACCAGCCGCCAGTTGTTCACGGCCACGCCGCCGGTGATCGCGGCGAGCAGCATGATCCAGCGCTCTTGACCCAGCCACGTCAGCAGAATGCCAGCAGCGAGTGCCACGCCGAGCTTGACGGCCCACCAATTGCCCGTCAGGCCCATGAGGCGGGCCATGAGCGGGTTGGCCTCGACCAGCCCGCCGCGCAGGGCGGCGCGCGTGGACGCCACGTCGGCGAATTGCGCCAGCAGATAAACAGCCCAGATGAAAACCAGTTCAGACATTATGCAACCTCCCAGTAGCCGTCGCGCAGCCAGCCGTGCCAGCCGCAACGCAGTTGATTGACCGACGGCGTGAGCGTCGGCTCGGACATGGACCCGTTCCAATCCCAGCTCGGGGTAGACGCGGGCTTGCCGCGCAGGCCGATAATGATCCGGGACGGACCGTCGCAGCCGCAGGGGCAGTAAAACCAGAGGGCCGCGCCGTCCGGGCCGCCTTGGGTCAGATCGATGTGGAAACTGCCCGGCAGTTTTTGGCGGCGGAACTCAGCCGGGTTGGGGAATTCAATGGCGCGGATCATGGACGCGCCTCGGCAATCCAGATCAGATAGGGCTGCTCCCGCCACCACGCGATGGTGCAGTGCACGCCCAGATGCGTGATGCGCTCCCTGCGCCCGAACAGAAATATTCGCACGCGGTGGGACAATGGGGCGCGACGCCAGTTGTGGTCACCCACCATCACTTTCCCACCGGTCGACAGATCCTTGTTCGGTATTCCCGCGAGGTCATCCAGTGCTGTCGGTATCAATTCATCCACCGCGCACCCCCAGAAACTCCCGGCGCAGCTTGCCGATGACGTCGCTCGAGAGCCCCAGCTCATCGCGGGCGCTGTCCAGCGCCTCGACGGCGTTCGCCCGCTCCTCGGCGGCGATGCGGGCGCGTTCCTTGACCAAGAGCTGCTCGCGGATCCCGGCGCTCGACATGATGTCCTTCATCATCTTGCCGAGGAAATGCAGCTCGCGCGGGTCGATGTCCTCGCCCTCCTTGCCCATCTGCGATTTGAGCACCTTGAAGGCGACGCTGGTCATCATCTGGAAGAGGACGCGGTGGCGGTCGGCCTCTTCCGATAGGTCATTGTCGGCCAGCCATTGTTGTGCCCAGGCTCCGGCTTCGTCCTGGAGCTTGACGAACTGCTCGTACTCCTGCCCGTAGGCATGCAGGGCGCTCTTGCCGATGCGCAGCTCGAGGCCTTCTTCCTCCAGCCAGAAATTGAGCTCATCCGTCAGCTCCTCGTAGCCGTGAAAGCCCTTTTCCTTCCACCAGCCGTGGAGCCGCGCGCGTAGCTCCGGCGGCAAGAGTTCGACCTTGCGAGGCGGGGGCATGTCAGAGCCTCCGCGCGCTTGGGCGCTGAACGTCCGGATGCGGCGCCTCACCGCGCGCAACCTCGATGCCGCGCCGGGTCGCCTCGGCAATGACAAAGTCGCCGTGATCGATCATCGTCACCATGCCGACTTCCTGCAGCCAGGCCAGCTCAGTCGTGACCTGGTCGAAGGTGGAACCGACACCCACGCCGTTCAGGACGTCGCGCAGGATCGAGGCGTTGGCGGTGTAGCCCGAGACCTGCTCGAGATGCCGCAGGATCGCCAGACGGCGGTGCTTGCGGAGGGTTGTCTGATAATCGCTCACTTCTTGCCTCCATCGAGCAGGTGTTGTTCGTGGCGTGTGACGATGATCTCCAGCCGCTCAGTGATTTTTGCGTTGCCTTCCATCACGGCTGCCATTTTCTCCATTGCTCCGGTCTGCTTGACCAGTTCGAGCTGCAGCGCGTGCATGTCATCCCGGCCCGGCATGCTGGAGATCGTCTGCTCAATCCGCGAGATCCGGCTTTCGTGCCTGTCCATGCGGTCGCGCCCGTCCTTCAGGTCCTTGTCGAGATCTTTGCGGCGCGTGGCGACGAAGGTGTAGAAAGCTACCAGCATCGGGAAAATGACGCCGGTCGCCTTCCAGAAGATATCCCAATCCATCATGCCGCGCGCTTCCAGTCATCAATTGCCGGATTGTCCGTCACTTCGATTGAAGCCAACGCGACTTCAGCATCTGGACCGGTATCGGCTGCTCCAGGACTATCGTGACGCAGCGCCCGCAATTGGGCGATGTTGCTCGCCACCTTAGGTGCCTGCGTGATGATCCTGGCGGCTTCCTTCTGCATCGAGACACCCCGGAACTTGTGAAGCTCGCGCGCGCCGAAGTAGAAGGCAACAATGGCCCCCATCAGCGCCCAGAGCGGTTCGGGCACAAGGGCGAGGCCGGTCATCCGCTCCGCAAACCAGATCGGGTCCGACATGGCAGACCAGAAGAGAAAAATGCAGCCAAAGGCCATGGCCGGGCGCGGCAGGCGGTTCAGACCGTCTACAAACTGGCCCCACGCGCCTTGTCCGCCGGTGAACTCGGCCGCCATCTGGCTCAGCGCCGCCTGCTGAAACGACGCCTCCCTTGCGTCCGCCTTTTCGGCATTGGGCCTAAAAACTTCTGCCGTCTCGGCGATGACATTGCGGCCGCCGCCAAACAGCGCGCCCAGAAATCGGATTAACCCCATGATGCTGTCCTTTGCTTGAATTGCGCGTCCGTCATCCGGTAGCGCGCCGACATGAATTCCTCGGCGCGCCTGATCCAGCCGCCTTTGCCGCCAGCGCGGGAGCGCGCGAACTTGCGGCTTGCGGGCCGCGCATCGGCGAGGCGGAAATAGTAATTGCGCCGCGCGACAGCGTAGGCGTCTGCGATGTGATCTGGGGCCGCGTCATGAGCGGCGCGCACCGCGCGCAGGGTGGCCGGACCGATTGCGCCATCCGCCGTCGCCGCAAAGCCCATCTCCGTTGCAAGGCGCTGCAGGATTTTCACGGCGTTGGACCCGGCATTGACCTGCATGTCGAAGACGCTTGCGTGCAGCACTTCGGGAAGGTCCGCGATGCGCGGCCGCACGAAGTAATGCTCGATGAAGATATCGACGGCGCGGGCGTGGGTCATGAGGCGCACATCGGCCACGTCCACGTCGCCGTCCCGGTCGAGATCAAGGCCGAGGCTGCGCATGGTGTGGATCGTGACGCCAAAATTGGTCGCCCCGCCGGGGTCGGCGGGGTCATTCACATAGCCGCCCTCACGGGCGACAATCTCTTCGGCAATGGTTCGGACTGTTTGCATGGGTGCCCCCTTTCCCGTCAGGATAAAGGGGGTGCCGCTGCTTATTCAGATGAAGCCCTTCGCATGACGGCCAGAAGAGGGGGCTCTTCCTCCTGTGCCAACTCCGCCTTGACCTGCAAAACACGGCGGGCGGTCACGCCGAAACGGTTGGCCAGTTCATTGACCGGCGTGTCCGGGGCGTCGCGCAGGGCCTGTCTCAGACCGTCTCGGGTCTGCGCCCGGATGGAGGGCACGTCCACGTAGTCACCAGCGTAGCGGTCGGAAATCCATCTGGCAATATCCGGCCCTCCGAGCGCCGTCAGCTGGCTTTTGGTCTTTGGCGTCCCGGGCACATAGAGGCGCATGCCGCCTGCACGGAGCAAGAAACGCTCGACCGGGGCATCGCCCAGATCGGCGCGCATCTCGTCGACCCAGAGAGGTTCATTCTCCATGGGGCACCTTCCTGCGCCGCCGCCCCGGAGGCGGCGTGTTCTGCCGTGTGACGGTCACAACGCAACCGCCCTCGATCCTGTAGACGAACCCGCCACTGATCACGCCGCAGGCACCGGCCTCGAGGCCCTCCTCCACAACGCGCCCGATCTCGCGGCGGAGCGCGTCGATATCCACGCCTTTGACCCGCTCGAGATAGCGGATCACGGCATGGACAGAGGCGGGGTGGCGTGGCTTTTTCACCGGCGGTGGTCCTCCCAATCGAAGTCGATGTTCTGCCGCTGGCCCCACGTTTTGAGGGCCTGAATGACGGCGTCGATCTGTTCCCACGCGCGCAGCATGTCGACATCAGCCGGGACCGATCCCCAGACGCTCCCGAACCGCGCCCGGATGAACTTGTTGAGCCCGGCGCGGGAGGGGTCGCGCAGCGCGCCGGACTGTCCGAGCTTGCGCCAGAGGACGTGGATCATGCGCAGATCGGCACGCGGTGCGGGCTTGTGGCGCGGGTTGCGGGGACGATCCTCGAACCCGGCCTGCTTCAGCCGGTTGACGATCAGCTTCAACTCGCCGTCGTTCATGTCGCGCAAAGACGCCTTGCCGGTGACGCTGACCTGCAAGTCGCGGCGGGCTTCGTCGTCGAGGCCCAACTGGCGGCAGGCCACGAAGATCAGCTGTTGCAGCGCGCGGTTCATGCCAGTGTCATCCCGAGCGCTTGCGCGTACATCTCGAGAACCGCCTGTTCCTCGGCGACGTCGTTGATGTCACGCTTGCGCAGGGCGATGATCTTGCGCATCACGGCGGTGTCGTAACCGCGCCCTTTGGCCTCTGCCATCAGCTCCTTTTGATGCTCCGTGAGGTCCTTCTTCTCAGATTCAAGCTGCTCCCACCGTTCGATGAACTGGCGCAGCTCTTCTGCAGTCACCCGATAGTTATCATCCTGAGAAGTCATTGCTCATTCCTCTATTGTGCTGGCCAACGTCGCGACGCAGACCGGTTCCACCTCGATTGAACACACGATCCGGCGCTCGCACTCAGGGCAGGTATGGGTGCCCCAGCTGACGTCTCCCAAATCGTGATAGCAACCCGGGCAGGTCCAATTGTCGTCCCTGCCCGGGTTGCGGCATTCCTCGGTAAAAGGCTCATAGCTCGGACGGCTCATAGCGAACTCTCCAAGTAACGGGTGACCGCGCCGAGCAACTGGTCGCGGTCTTCATCCTCGCCGGGCATCACCTCGATCAGGAGCCGCATCGCGTCGGCCAAAATCGCGAGGGTGTCGCCGCCCCTGATATTCCCGACCGGGCAAATCTTGCCCTCGCGCGCGGCCTCGATCAAATCGAAGGACGCGCTGGAGGTTTGTTCCGCTGCCGCAAGCAGCTTGTTGACGGTGTCGTCCATCTCTCAGAACCTCGACTGAAGAGCCAAGACGACGAGTGCCGTGCCCAGCAGGCTGAAAAATGGCGCGGCAATGGAGGTCGCCTTCGCCTTATCTAACTCGCCCTTGTCAAGCTGCTGGCCGCACAATGCGGCGACCATCAGCGCCAGCAGATGAAAGACGACCCCAGCCACAATGATTAGAACGGCGCTCATACCCTCACACCTTCGCCAGATCGAGAACCACGGTCTGCCATGGCGCTTCGGTGTTGGGGCGGTGCTTCACGCGCACATAGGTGGCCTTGCCAACCACGCGCATGGCGTCGCGGATGGCGTCCATCGCCCGGTTCCAGCGGGCATCGGCGATGTCGAGGCGCAGCAGCATGAAGATCTCGGCGCGGTTGATCTGGCCTTCCTTGTCGGTGTTGAAGGCGCGCGTCACGATGGCCTGAATTTCCGGGCGGCTGTCGGCGGCCCACTCATTGAGGCATTCGTCGATCAGGCCCTTGGCGATCTGCAACTCGGGGCCGAAGTCAACGCGGTCCTGTACCTGCACCTGCACCTGATAGAGCCCGTCATAGGTGGACAGCGTCTTGTTGCCTTTGGCCCCGCCCACGGTCGTATCGTACTCTTGCGCGAGGATCGCCTCGAAGTCCGAGATGTCGTCGAAGGTGTGCTCCTTGAAGCGCTTGAGCTGGTCACTCAGCGCCAGCGCATATCCGGCGATCTTGCGCACCTGCTCATCCATCAGCTGGTCTTGCGCGCGCACGAGATCGAGCGGCACCTCGCGGCCCTTGGCGTCGACCATCTTGCGGCGGCCGTTCTCCTCGATGATGCCCGACGGCACCGGGCGGGGGGTGAATTCAGACATTTTACTCTCCTGTTGAAGGGGGTGTTGAAAGGAGGCTTGGACCCACGCCGTGGAGCGCGCAGACGGCGGCCATGGCGGCGATCTCGTCCATCGAGCAGAGCGTACTGCCGCGCGGGCCAAGCAGGTCCACCTTGGCCACTCCCGAGGCTGCAAGGCGCAGCATCTCGTCGGGGCTCCAGCGGTTGAGTTCGGGGGCGTTCATGCGTCGGTCTCCTTGTCGTCGAGAACGGCGTCGATCAGATTGTCGCGTGCGGCGCGGTCGAGGATGTCGCGCGCCAGCACGCCCACGGTCACGCCGCGCAGATCGGCGTGCACCTTGAGCAGGTCGCGCAAATCCTCGGCCACGCCCGTGGCGCAAATCTTGCGGCGTGCGGGCAGGGGGCCGGAACGGGCGGGTGCCACGTTCACGCCGCGCTTGCGCCAGTAGCTCAGTCGACACGAGACGGCATTGGGGGACATGCCGGTCAACTCGGCGATCTCGCAGGGGCGCTTGCCACGCCGCGCCATGTCCAGCATCGCCGGAAGAAGGAGGCTATGCTTCTGCATCGTCGTCCCCCATGTGGACCGGGCACCGGTTGCAGGCGCGGTACATAGTGACGGTCTGCGAGTTGACGTTCTCGAAATGACGCGCCTTGCCGCGCCATTTGCGGCAGACCTGTAGCCCGATTTCGCCCTGGACGGGGCAGGCAACGGTCGCCTTCATGAAATGCCCGCGCACGAGATCCTCAACGAGGCTCGTATCCGCCTGATAGCGGTTGCGCAGGATGCTCGAGACCAGCGACGCACTGCGCTCCATCCGCCGCGCCACCTTGTTCTGGCTATCCCGGTCGCAGGCCTCGGCCAGAGCGGCCACCCAGTCGGGCAAGGCCTCGCCCCAGAACTCGCGGGCGGTGTCCAGCGCGCTCATGCCGCACCGCCTTTCGCCGGGCTGAAATCGCCCGTGTTGGGATCAAGGATGCCCGCCAATCGCACGGGCTTGGGGGCACGTGGGCCAGTATCCTCGATTATCTGGTAGAGCGCCTCACGACGGCCGGGGATGGCCGTCTGGCGTACCTTCAGGTGGTTGGAGGCCAGTAGCTGGCGGCAATAGGCACGGGCCTTCTCGACAGTGACCTCGACGCCCCCGGCATTGGCATGGGCCGCCACATCGGTCGGGTTGAAATGGCGCAGATGGCGCATGGCCCGCCACATGTTGCCCTCGGGCGTGGCCTCGCCTGTAACCGGCTGTGGGCCGGGCTGGGGCATATGGGCCGGGGCATACCAGCGCTTGCCATTACGCGCGATCCGCGTCACGCGGATCTGGCCTGCGTCCATCCAGTGGCGGATATAGCGGACGGCGGTCTCGCGGCTGCACCCGCGCCGGGCCACCTCGGCCCAGTCGAACTCCTCGAGGCCTTTCACCTCTGCCCACATCTGCGCAAAGAGGTCGCTCATGCGCGCACCGCCTTTCCGCCCGGCCCAAGCGGCACGACCGTATCCGGACCACGCGCCGCCGCCGGGCGGAAATCATCGACGCGACGTACTGCCGGAGGCTGGCCTGTCTCGAAGACCCGGTTGCCCCATAGATCAAGATCCGCCAACCGGCGACCCCGCCCGTGGGCGAGTTCCTTGGCACGTGCGAGGTTGATCGCCACGCGACGGATCGAGCCGCCCGAGGCGTCAACGATGGAGGTCAGAAGATCGTCCGCGACGTCGATGCCGGCCGCATAGATCGAGGCCAGCTTCTGCGCGTCGCTGATATTGCAGGCAAGAGCGGGCTCCCATGCAAGTTGCCGGTTGTGAATGTTCTCCCAGCGGGTCAAATCCTGCGGCAACTTTTCCTCACCGACCAGAATAATCGGGGCCTGACTGCTCTCGTAGATGTCGCGGGCAAGCTCGATCATCCGCTTGCGCAGGAGATATTGCGCGTCATCGATGATGAGCGGCCGGTCGGTCCGGGCGAGCTGCGCGCCGATGGCGTCCACCATCGCGGGCACGCCGCGCACCGGCGTAAGGCCAATCTCCCGCAAAACTGCCTGCGCGAAATACGTCGGTGTCCAGCAGTCTTTGACCTGGACAACATGGGCCTGATACTCGTTGGCCGCGACCGTCACGGCGGTAGTCTTGCCCCAGCCGGAGGGGCCGTAGAACGTGGCCATGCCGGGCAGACCAAAGGCGCGGGTCTGAACTCGTTCGACCAGGCCAATCAGCGCCGCGACATTCCGCAGGGGCGCAATAGAGGGTGTCATTCTGCTCTCCTTTTCTTCTTATTCTTGGGTGCCAAAGAGACGCGCCATGCGTAGTTTGGCGCGATAGTCTGAACTCTGCTGATAGTCGGCCAGCCAGTCGGCCTGCGCCTGTGTCAGCGCCTCTCCGTCCGCCTGTGCGCGCTCAAGGACGCGGGCGCGGGCGAACATGATTTCGGGATCGTCGTCGGCGGGCTCGGCGGGCCGCACGCGGTGCTCCTCAAGCCGCATCACGCGGGCCTCGATCTCGGCCAGATGCTCGACCTCCTCGGCACTTTGAGCGCGCCGACGCCGCTTGGGTGCGGCGGCGTGCGGCGTCACCAGCTGATGAACTTGCGCTTCTGGCAAGGGTTCACTGGCTGCGAGGCCAGAGGCCGCACGCACCCGCGCTGCCACCTCGGCTGCCGTCAACTCGCGCGCAGCCTTGGCCTCGGCCTTCTGTGCCTTCGCCCACGCCCCGCGCTTGCGCGCATGGTCGCGTGCGGCTTCGACGTCGATGAATTTGGCGGCCTCGAGACAGGCGGCATGGCCCAAATAGCGGCCCGTGAGATCATAGACCTCGAGCCCGGCTCCCAAATCATCCGCGTCGAACCGCGCAACCACCTTTTCGCCTGCGATCCGGTACATCCACTCTGACCAGTATTCCGTGTCATAGAGCTTCAGCGCGCCGTTTCCGGTCTTGGCCCGCACGCCCTCGGCGCGCAGGAGCCACATGCGCAGCTGTTCGTCCGTCGCGCGCTTGACTGTCGCCTTGGCATAGCCCGCGTTGAACACCTCATTGAACGAGCGTCCCATGGCCACTTCACTGCGCCGCCCGGGCCGGGCGTTGTGATGCTCGAGCTCATCCTCCAATACGAGGCGGAACTCGTCGAGCGGGACGGCGCGGGAGCCATAGTCCTCCGGTTTGGCTTCCGGTCTGTTGCCGGTATAGGCCCCGTCAAAGGCCGGGTGCTTGGCCACCCGGTCGCAGAGATCGCGAAACGCGCGCTCGATGGGCTTGGATTGCCCCGAATAGGGCGTGGCCCAATGGATTTCGACACCTAGGAGCGGAAGGAGGCCGGGGATATCTTCGTCGGTGATCTTGAACCGAAACCGGGTCGGCGTGCCGCCCGTCATCGCCTTGGCGGCGAATTCCCGGCCGTTGTCGATCAGAACCGACTGCGGGATGCCATAGGTCCGGATCAGATCGCCGGTCACCAGCTGCACGGTGTGGCTGTTGGCCGTCGGGGATAGTCGCCACGCCAAGAGTTTGCCGGAATAGACGTCCGACCAGACCATCATCTGCGGGCGCACGGGCTTGTCGTAGCCGGGCCAGTCCACGAAGACGTCGAACTTGTGATAGTCGCCCTGCACGCATTCGAGCGGGGTCATGAATGCCTTGCTGCGGACCTGCGCGGGATAGAGGCGGCGCAATGCCTCTTCGCCCCTGCGCAAGTAGATTTCAGTGGGGGCCGATACGCTGGACTTGAGCCAGCGCCGCACCTGATGCAGCGGCGGCACGACACTGTTGCGTCGCTCGGACGTCCAGACGCGCACTGCACGGTCATAGCAGCTTGTGAGAGAGGGCTGGGACGGGCGCAGCCAGTCACTGCGCACGAGCGCCAGAAAGGCCGGGTCTGTATCCAGTCGGGATCCTTGTGCCCGCCGCAACGCCCGCCCGTCGATCAGATAGGCCAGCCGGTCGGCGCGTGCGACGCCCTCGATGTGCGAGAGATAATTCCAGAGCGATTTCTCGGCGCGTCCCGACTTGCGTGCGACCTCCCGCACCGCCGCCGACCGTGTCAGCCCGGCCCCTTCCAGTAACTCGACCTCGGCGATGGCTGCCAGCCGCGCCTCGGCTTCAGCGCGGGCCTTGTCACCCGCCGCCGCATATCGATCCCATGCCGCGTCTTGCCCCTGCTGAACGGGTGCGGTTTTGACCAGGCTGGAACTTAGCCGCATGCGGGCGCGCAATGGCAGAACGCTCCAGTGATATTCGATGCCGCCGCCTACCCCCTTGCGCCGCCGGGCCTTCCCCGCGTGTCGCGCCCAGCCATCACGCTGTGCCAGTTCGTTGATCTTGCGCTTTGTGCTCGGGAGATCCGGAAGCCCGGCCTCCGCCAGCTCTGCCGCGCTCCACCATTCCTGCGCAGGGGCCGGGCCTGTCATGCTGCATCCCCTTGGTCAAGTTCCCCGAACAGCGTCGCAACCTCCGCGCCGCGCTCCTCCAGAAACGCCATGCGCTCGCGCTTGCCCGCGCGGTCCCATGCGTCCAAGAGGCGTGACAGGGTTGCGTCCTTGGGACTTGCCGGGGCCGGGGCTTCGCCCCGTGCAACACGGTAAGCCTTACGGGCAGCGTTGACTGTCTTTGCCTCCCCGGAAGAGAGCGCCTTCATGACTTCGCTACGTTCTCCAGGATCAGAAATCTTGCCGATTTCTGCTATATCCTTGTATCCGAGGTATTGGGGTGCCAACTGGATTGCACGAACTTCATCCGCCTCCAGAGCCTTCACAGCCCTGATCTGACGCCGAACCGTGCTCTCATCCTGTCCCGTCATTTGCCCGACTTTCACGGCGAAAGATACGACGGGCATCGTGCCCGTCGTATCCCACCGCTTGGCAACAAGAGCCTCACCAATCGCCGCGCGGGCTTCGGGGTGCTTCTTTTCGTACGCCTCTTTGTACTCCAGCAGAAAGACCGCGCGATCTATCGGCTTCATCTCAGCACGGGCCAGATTGCGCTCGATCTCCATAAGGCGGGCATCGGCGTCCGTCCCGTCGTAGACAGACGCAAGGATCGTGACGTTCCCGAGCCGCTTTGCGACCTCAATCCGATGCGCGCCGTCAATAAGGCGATAGACTACGGTGCCTTTGCGTCGTACGCGGCGCACATCAATCGGATCGGTGGTAGAGCCACCTTCGTCGATTGTCATGAGGATGGCCGAGATACCAACCTCGTCTACAGGACGCAGCCGGTCCTCTATGACGATTTCAGCAACAGCCATCTCCCGTGTCTCGATCAGGCGCATTTCACTCATTGTCGAGCGCCTTTTCGAGGGCCTCTAGTATCCCCTTAAGCGCTTCGATATCGCTCTTGATCAGGAAAACCGGCACGTCTGGGAGGGCCATGTACAAGGGGTCCCCGTTCGCCAGCTGGCGCGCAACGAACCTGATCGCATTGGCCTTTTCCAAGGCAAGCTGAGCGAGATTGTCAAATTTGTGCAATTTGTCTGTTTTGGTCATTCTGGGGCCTTCGTCATTGTGTACCGGCAGATCAGCCGGTCGCCTTTCCGTTCGCGGGTGCAGAGGATTTCCGCCCCGTTCGCGCGCAGTTCAGAAATGCAACTGTTCACCGCCACCACATGCGCCCGGCGCACGATCTCGCGCGTGGTATGCGGGCGACCGTCCTTGAGGACGGCCAGAACCCGTTGCAGGCGGGGCGAGGTGAGCGGCGCGTGGTGCATCAGCAGCCCAGCATCTGAGCATCGAGCCCGGCGCAACCGGAACGGCAGTTGCCACACATGCGGTGCCCCAGCCCCGTCGACCAGAACTCGGTGCCGCAGGTGAGGCAAGGACGGTTGCGGGCGTGCTGTGACTTAACCGCCTCGACGTCCATCCGGTCTTGGGCGCGCAGGGCGATATCGCGGTTGCTGAACGTGCCGGACACGCGCTCCTTGCCGTCGAAAACGGCGTAGCCGCGGCCCGTTTTTTGAACATGCAGGCTCATGCGATCACCCTCCAAAGCACGCGACGCCGAAGAGCAGGACGAACAGCGCCAGCACTCCCACCACATCGCCGATGACAGAAAAAGCACCCCGGCCGGAGCAAGCAGACTGGGCACAGCCGGGGCGCAGGTACCGCGCAGCGCACAGGCCAGCACGCGCGCGGATCTTGGAAACGGGTTTGAACAGGGGTTTCAACGATGCACCCTCCGCAGGTCATTTTCCCGCATGAACGCTTCCTTGCGGATCGACAGGTGATGATCCTCTGCCAAGCGGCTCAGGCGCATCAACGGCAGCGCACAGCAGGGCTCGTCGATGTCGCGTACCAGCTGCAAGGCCAGCGCCACACGCTGCACTTGCGGGATGGCCGCGATCTCGGCCTGCAACTGGCCCGCGTCGGGGATCAGATCGGAAATCCGCATCGCATTAATCCTGTGTTGAAGGGGGTGTTTCAGGGGCGGCGTCTCGGCTCAGCACCCCATAGGACAGGCCGAAAGCGACCACGGCCCAGAAGACGAACGCGAGCATCATAGCGATAGCAAGGCCGCTGCCCGGAGGAAGGTTGCGTTCGGGGTCGCGCACTTCGCGTAGTCGCCCACGCATGCCACGGCCTAGCTTGATACCGCTCATGCGGCGTCCTCCCGCCGCATGCGGTCGGCATAGAGCCGCGCAAAGGTCTCCTCGCCCACCTCGTCAAGCATCTTTTGGCGCAGGGCGCGGGCCTTGGTCCCGTTCCATCCGCCGGTGGCAGCGCTCTTGGCATTGGTCGGCGTCACCCCATGCGGCACGCACCAATCCTTCAGGTTGGTGCCGATCACCCGCAGATACCCTAGGAACACGTCATAGAAGACGGGTCCCGGCTGGATTGTTGTGACTTTTTCTGTCATATGCTTTTTCCCTAGTAGGTCACAAAATGACCGTATTTCACGTTCAAGCTTAGTTTTGAACGTGAAATACGTTCATGTCAATAGGTTTTATCAGAATGTCAGCGGATCCCGGTAAAAGGCTTGCGCTCTGGAGAAAGAAGCAGGGGCTGTCCCAACGCGCCCTTGGTTCTACGATGGAGGTGAGCCAAGGATATATTGGTGATATCGAAGCCGGACGGAGCGAACCGTCGCGCAACTTCCTGATCCGGCTGCAAGGGCGCTTTGGCCTGCGAGCCGATTACATTCTCTATGGCGAAGGCGACCCCGTCGCCGCCGAACCGCCACCGCCAACGCGCGCGCGCCTCGATCCGATGATCCTGATGATCTGCGGAACGGAAGTCCGCAAGGTCTACGCCGATCTCGGCCTCGACCTTCCTAGCGATACGCATTTTAAGGAAGGCGTATGGTTCTACAACGAGCTGCTCTCGCGCATGGAAAATCCCGAGGACGGCGACGAGCTAGAGGCTCTGCTGCCGGACATCCGGCAACTGCTTAAAACCCGCCTGCACAATTCCGTTGATCCCTAAGTCGTATCCTGGGCGACATTGCCTGACCGGCACATGCGTGGTAGGCCACAACGATAAACTTGGAGGTTTCAACGTGCGAACGCTTCTATGCCGTGCCGCTCTTACGGCGATGTTTGTGGCCGCCGCCCCGTACTCTGCGTCGGCGCAAGTTAGCCATCAAGACTATGAGGGCGACTGCCAACTTGTATTTCTCGTGGCCCGCGTTGCAATCGGTAGTAGCCAGTACGGGCTGGTGTCTCTCGAAGAGACTTTACAAGAATACACCAGCCCAAGTGTTTTTCGTACTGCGTCGCAGCGTTCAGTTTATGAACGGATTATCCGCGATGCCTATGGCCGCCCCATAATGGTTAAGGGAGGCACGATGCCAACTGATGTCTATCGTGAAGTGATCGACGGATTTGCGTCAGACTGGGCCGGGTCGTGTGAACGCGGTGAGCTTCATGCGCGTTGAAGAACCTACCTTTTAGCGTTCCTTAGGCCTAGAAAAACCGTCCCACTTCTATTCTCCGTTTATCCTACTTCAGAAATCTCTATGTATTTGATTTCATTAGCGGAAACATGGAAGTGGGACGGCAAATTAGAACTGGGCGGACTTGGTCCCAGTTCCGGACGTGCCGGGGGCCGTTAAATGCCCCCTTAAACACCCCTCTCAGAGCCGTTTGAACCATATTTCAATAGGGTTTCGCACATTTTGCGCTTCGCAGTTCGCAGTGGCCCCGAAAACGCCAACATCGCCGTTTTCGCCCGCTTCTCGCACTTTACTGCAAACTTCACCCATGCCAACCGCAGCCCCGCGTCCGCGCAGAAATATGCCTTATTTCATTGACCTATCCGGCTTCATCCCGCCTCATTCTGGGTCTTCCGGCATGACTGTAAACTAGAGTGTAACCCTACAACTGTTGTAGCGTGACAGCGAAGTTTGCAGTGAATTACAGTGAAGTTTACAGCAACGGGGTTTTTAGAAATTGGTGACTGTGACGTCCGGCCCAAAGCGACCGTTCGTCGATCAACCCAGATGCTGCGACCCGGAACGTCACACCGGACATTCGCCGAGAGTGTAAAACCGAGCCTATCGCGCCCCAGATCTATTTCTAATTTTCAACGCGCTCCAACGGGCGAACCTGTGTGCGAAACTCATGAGCGGTGACTGCAACGCTAGCGACACTAAAAACGGATACTCGTATGCAATTTGCCGCTTCGGTATCGAAGAGGGCCAAGTTCTTTCCCGTCCCCACAGAACTCGTATAAAGTACACCGTCAAATCCTTTTTTCTTTATAAACTCGCAGAGATATTGACTTGGAACGTAGTCAGTTGCGGCGCTGCGGGGCAGCACCGGACGAGTGAGTTCGTGGCCCAGACTTTCTAGGAACGGCAAGTCTGCCCTAAGCTGAACAATCTCATCGGAAGATCCACAGATAAAAGGAGAGACGAGTGTCTTAGGTGATCGTAAATCGACGATTGTAAGTCCTTCACGCAGCTCAAATTCTGCAACGGTCGCGAATTCACCCGTATGAGGGCGTATTTCCGAAATCGCTGTGTTCTCATCAGATGCAAGATAGAGATACGGAATGCCTGCGGGGTTGGCTCTTCCGTGGGAAGCGGAACCTTTTGGTGGCGCTCCCATCGATTGGGCATCGAAAGGCTGATTATCAGGCGAGATCCTGGCTCGAAACCAGATCTTTTCTAGCGGTGCTGAAAGCAAGAACTCGAGCAAAAGCTTCAACCGTTCTTCCTTAATTTTTTCGTCTAGAAAATACCTATTCTTGAAGCGAAGTTCTTGACGAAGTTCAAGCCAATCACCGACCTTAGAGTCATCCGGCGCGGTCAAGGGTCTAAACGACTTTCGAACGATCTCTCCATCATCTAAAATATCGGAAAGTAGTTCTTTGGCGTGTGCTTCGTCCATTTTGGCATGAGAGAAAAGCCCCCAGTCCTTTTTGAAGTTTGCCACAAGACTTACACCGCCTTCAGCTTCTTCATAAGATTCGACTAGCAGCTCAAAAACATCAGAAAGCTCCGACGGTTCAACAAGTTTGTCCGAAGGGTCTCCGCAATAATTACAATCCCCTTTCGCCAATTCTGTAGCCAGAAATTGAAACAGGTGTTTTTCGAGTCCACGGTCCCCAAAACAGTTTGGGCAGCATTTATTTGGCATCAATTCGCCTCAGAAAAATAGTCTGCCAGTGTCTCAATGTGATGGATCATCGAAAGTTTTTTAACCTGACCCAGCCCTGGAAAGTGTTGTTTTGCATGCAACTCTAGGAACTCAGATAAAGCCTTACCATGAAACAGGTTTGATGTTCCGTGATTGAACTTCGTGACCAGCTTAGAGAGCGCTTCTGCGAACTTTCCAGCAGGATCCGTTGGAGTGCTATTTGAATCTGACACAAAATGGCGCACGTACATCTGATCGTCTTTGTCTGGATCAATGAACGTCATGTGAATGGCGACGGCATAAGCAGGTCCACCTGTCTCACTATAGTCATCCCCGACAGTTAGGAAGTCTCCAAAACCATTCAAACCCAACTCGGAATTAAATGTTACATGCAAATCTGAAAAAAGCTCAACAGCAGGATAACTAGCATTCCGCTGTTTGTTGAATCCATCCCGAAGCAGCACTCGAGAAGCACTGCTGAACTTCTTTCGGTATAATACAGGGCTAGCCTGTTCGATGAAGACATGTCGTGTATGACTGAGCTCGTCCCCAAGTTTTTCTGCGAGGCCGTTTTCCTGCAGAAAGCCCGAGTGAATAAAATACGGCCTATGATTTGTATGAGCTTCAAAAAGCGTCATGGCATCTATTACCGTCATCGTATCCGTCAATAAGATGCCAGCGCTTACGTTGTCGGTCTCAAGATAGCCTTCCTTGAGAAAAGTCGATATTGCGGCTCCATTTCCAGCTAAGCTTCCATGTTGAGGATTCACTATTACGATCGCATGCCCACCGCTTTCACAAACCGCGTCAAGCGCACGGGTCAACCCCTTCAGTGCTTCTTTTACGGGTTCAATTATGGGTATGAAACCAGCCTTCGCCAGCAATTCTGCGGTATCTCGAATAGTGATGAGCTCAAATTGCTTACCGCGAAAGTATGGAAAGTACATTTAACATCCTAACTCCAAAATATTGATTGTTCGATTGGAGTTTTAATGGCTTGCACCAGTTTTGCCCCGTCACTTAGCCTTAAGTTGTACATCAATGCGGCGGCATGCAACGATAAAGGTAGATCTTCGACGAGTCTCTGGAAAGAATGTTGTGTTCGGCTCTGCCTGAGCACCTGAACCATTGCGTCATGGACTTCTCTTGGATCAAGGCGTTCGTAGAGTTCTGAAAGCGCGCTAAACATCTGAGTGTTTGGCACGGAAGGTACAGGCTTGCCTATGTGTTTGAGAATACGAATTGCCTCAGTTCTTCGAAGAGCCCCCAGAATGCTGAGTGGTTTAACTTCGTCTGGCCGATCGACGGCTTCTCTAACTGTGCTTATGCTATTCCATCTTTTCAGATACATAACGCCTACGTGAAGCGGCGCGAGCTCTTTTATCGCGTTGATGTGACGTTCTGAAGCAATTACATACGTACGAGCAAATATATCGGCGTAGTCTTCTAGTTGTTTCTCAAGTCTCTGGAGACTGTCACGTTCGGATTTAACCTCATAGACTGTAGATGTGCCGTTCAATATGACAACATCCGCTCTGCTAGCTCCAGTTCGAAACTCTCTCACCATACTGGCTGTTTTCAGGGAATGTTTACCTAAGAGCACGTTTTGAACTATAGCCGACTGATAAATGTATTCATTTCGGAGGCCACTTCGGCGTAATTGAGCGAAGCCAAAGTCAAACGCGTCACCGACGGTGCGAACTTCTTGAAGTTCGAATAGTTCAGCTTGATTTACCAACGAGCTAAACTTGGCAGAGCTGCCTTTTTCAGCAAGTTCTCTAACAACGCCGGCCGAAAAAAGGCGAGCAATCGCCGCATCCTTGTGGTGGTCGCGAGTTCTATCTGTGTACATTGGTCGAATTCGCCGCTGCCTTTTCGGGGGACCCTAAACCAAATTTGACCGTTGCACATCAGAAAAACGTCGCGACTGATTGCTCATCAAGTCCAAGTCGAGGGCCAATCGCTGGCCCAACACGAAGGCATAAGAGATTGGCCAAATGAATATCCGCCTAGAAACTATGGTTTTCAGGCCTCGCACCCATAGCGAACTTCCGCTTTCCGCCCTTCCTGCTCGTGCTGCGTCGGCTAGCTGGGAGTTTGATCTCGATCGGCTACCGCCTGACACCGATCATTGGGAAGGAACATGAGGGGCTGTTTCAACGCCCCTTTAACNCCCCCCTCACTCGACATACCGAAAGCCCTGCACCGCGCGGAAATGCCCGCCGTAGCCGCTCCCGGCGGGTTTGAGGCCTTTGCGTGCCCGGGCGGCGGCGAGGGTCTTCATGCTGCGTTCCTTGGCCTCGGCATAGAGGATGGCCGAAACCTGTGCCCAGAGGGGATCGCGGCGCAGGGCGGCGGCGAGGCCGGGATGCGAGGTGTGAAACAGCATCGGCATCGGTTTGTCGTAGCGGTTCACGCCGCGCCGCCAGAGCGCGCAAACCTCGTTGAGAAAGCGCAGCCCCAGCCCCGCGCCCTGCCACTCAGGCATGACGACAAGGCGGCAGGCGCGGCCTTCGACCAGCCCCGGCCGGGTCGAGACGGCCAGATGCGCCACCGGTGCGCCGTCGACGAAGCCCACGTAGTAATTGGCCGCGATCATGCGGGGCAGCTTCAGGTAGTGATGCGGCTCAAAGGCGGGCCAGAAGGAGCCGTCTGTCTGGTGAATGTCCATGGCAATGCGGGGTGCCCGTCGAAGACGCCTCCAGCGAAACTCGGCCCGGCGGGTGTCGATCACCCAATCGGGCTGCAACCAGGACACGACGTCCTCGTGACAGGTGACGGCGACGAACTGGCCAGAGCCCCGCCGCCATGCCTTGGCAAAGGCTGCCGCCCCGATCTGGGCCACGCGCCGGTCAATGGTCGAGGTGAACTCGTCGAGAATGGCAAAGCTCGGCCGCTCGGCCAGAATGCGCGCGAGCTCGGCCCGGAACTGCTCGCCGGTGGAGAGGTGGGGATAGGGGCGCAGCCAGCTGGGCACCGTGCCGAGGCCCACGGCGGAGAGGGCGGCCGCGACGGCGTCGAATTCGCCCTCGGGGTCAATCGCGTCGATCAGCGCGCCCTCGGGCCACGGGCGCGGGTCAAGCTCCGCTCCGAAGGCTTCGCGGGCGAGCGAGGATTTCCCGCTGCCAGAGGGGCCGACGATGAGGCCTATCTGCCAGGGCTGTGCTGCCAGATCGGCCTCGACCTCGATGCGGAAATCCGCGTCGCCCTCGACGTTGAAGAGGCTGGAGACCCGGGCGGCGCGGTAGGTATCCGGGATGGGGCTGGCGTGGTGGATGGCGAGCTTCATGTGACCACCACGCGGCATTTGAAGCCTTGGCGGCGCAACCGGCCGAAGGCGTTGATTTGAGCCACCTCGTCCTCGAGGAGGACGATGACGCCATATTGCCGCCGGTAGCGGACGCCTTTGGGCAGGCCCGGCGCACCGGGCGGCAGCTCAGGTTTCGGGAGTGTGGTCGATCTGGTCAAGTTTGGCTCCTTCTCTCTGCGCATCGCGCGTTTGGGGAAGGGCTCTTGGCCTCAGGATATTCATCGCCCGGCAGCGCGGGCATTTGATCGAGACGCCGGATATTTGCGCCCCTCTCTGATATTTAAATAGCAAACGGCTGCATGCGCAGCAACGCAGTTCTAGACCTTCCAAATCGAATCGCCTCATAGTCCCGCCGCCCCCTTGGGGCAGGGAGCGGCCATGAGGTGTTTCTGGTCGGCGGGGGTATGTTTGGTGACTGGCCCCGCGTGCCCGGGCGTGCCCTCCAGCACGCTCGGGGCCTCCTGTAGGGCGGCCGCTCACGGCCACCGGGTAATCCCCACACATTGGGGGATGTCTTCAGATCGACCGGGCGACTGTCAGGCGCGCCGCATAGGTTTCCGTCTTGCCGCCTTTCGAGGCGCGCAGCTGGACCTCGTAGAGCCCCGCCGCAAATGTCTCCGCAGGCCAGAACACGCGCACCACGCCGGCCATGCCGTCCAGGACACTCACCCCCAAGGGGATGGTGGGGCCAGCGCCGAGCGCCCATGCCTCTACAGCGGCCCCGCTGAGATCGGGCGCGGTGCTGTCCTTCCTGAGAAAGGTGATGACGGCGGAATAGGTGTTTTTCTCGAAGGTCTTCATCTCGTCCATCAGTCTCTCCATTCGGCCACAAAACGTGGCTCATCCCAAAGAGCGGTAAAGCGTGGTTCATCCCAGAGCGCCGTTGCCCTGAAATCCACCACCCGGCTTGTGTCAGCGGGTGCGGCCTCTGACCCGGATGTGCCTCCCGAGACCGCAGACCGGGCCGCGATCAGCGTGGGTTCGGCTGTGAGGCCGGACACACCGCCAGCGTTGGCCGCGCGCAGTGTGACTGCGGCGGGTATGGCCTCTGCCCCTGACAGCCCTCCTGACGCCGCCGCCTTGACGCTGACATGCACGGCCATGGCCCCGGTGCCAGAGACCCCGCCGCTGGAGGCGCTGCGCGTCTGCACACGGACCGCCATAGCCTCAGACCCAGATGCGCCTCCTGACGTGGCGCCGCGGCTTGTTTGAGTGCCCGCCTGGGGCAAGGCCTCGGATCCCGACGCGCCGCCGCTTGATGCCCCGCGCAGCGCGACCTGCACAGGGGCCGCAGGCGAGCCCGACGCGCCGCCGCCCGGTGCGCTGCGCGTGGCGATCCGGACAGGGCTTGCAGACGCGCCAGAGGTGCCGCCGGATGCGCCAGCGCGACCCGAGACGAGAGTGGCTGCCGCGTCGGCACCAGATGTTCCGCCGGAGGTCGCAGCGCGGCCCTGCACGATAACGGGGGCCGCCGTAGCTCCCGATGTGCCGCCGTTCGATGCGGTTCGTGAGAGCACGGAGACAGGAGCGGCGTTCAGACCCGAGGTGCCGCCACTCGATGCGGCGCGCTCAGAAACAACCGTCCCACCGCCACTAGGGATTTCCTCGATATACTTGTTGCGAAGATAGGCGTTCGTCTCAGCCAACTGCGCCGGATTATGCGCCCCGGCATAGATCAAAACAGCGGCACAATCCATGAAGGCACCGCTGTTGTTGCTGAGTTTGTAATTGATATAGAGGCGTTCCAGTACCGTGTTGAGCGTGGCCGGGGTGCCGCCCATCAGGTTCACGTTGTCGATGAACCCTTCAACATCTTCCCCGTCAAAAGTGACCGCTAGCACATGCCAAAGGTCATCGTTGAAACTATCGACCGACGCATAGCTGGCCGCCCAGAAGTCGGTGAGCACTTTTTCAGTGCCGCTCATCACCATACCGAATGCCTGGCGCGTAGAGGGATTGCCATACATCACGCCGTTGAAGTTACCGGCGTTCACTTGGTTAGGATAACGGGCAACGATGTACATCGTACGAGGCTCCGCCCCGTCTGGCAGATCGTGGTCGTATAAGGTGTCATTCCCAAGTCCGTCAATGCTACCGACAAACTGAAAATAACTCGCTCCAGTAGGTGTTCCCTCTTCGCCTGTCCGCAACACTGGCGCAGTCATAAGGTGTTCTTGGACTAGCTCAATCCCGGCGACTTCGTCCACCCACAGCGTCGGGGAGACAACCGTGTTGGTTGTCTCGAACTGAGCTTTAAGATTCGTGGTGATCAGCGCCATCTTTGGGCTTCCTTACGTGATGTCACAGCTTGAGAGCGCGGAGATCCCGCTTGAGTGAGGCCGCGAGATCCATCCGCCCCGCGTCGAACGTGTCCGAACTTAAGGTCTTGAGGCTCACATTCGGGCGCTCGTATTTTTCGAGCAGGTCGATTGCCGCCATGAGAGCCGCGTTCCAGGCGTGGATGGCGCGAACGCCATCCACCACCGGGCCGCCGTTGCTCTCATAGGCGACGCGGTTCATCAGGAAAGGAATTCCTTGAGTTTCGACGCCGGGAACTTGATCTCCGCGCCCACGCCCAGATCGGCGGGGGGGATTGCCGACCAGCTCAGAAAATTGCCCCCTGTCGCCGCATCGTAATAGGCGACGGCAACAACGCTCTGCACCGGATCGTGGGTCGAGGAAAACACGACGTCCGGGCCGTTGAGCACCGCCTGTCGGGTGCCATCCTCCGGATCGGCAGCGGGCGCGGCAAAGGTCACGGCCGCGCGGGCATAGCCGCTGCCGGTCACTTCAGTGCCGCCGCCTGCGTCAGTGGGCGCGGCCGTAAAGAGCGCCAGATACACCGCCTCGGGGCTGGGCAGCGGGGTGTTGCGAAAAACGTGATTGAGCAGGGCGGCTTCGAGGTAGGTGGAGAAGGTCGACATGTCAGTTTCCTTTTGGTTTGGGTGTTCGTGGTTTCAGTGTCGGGCCGCGAATTCCGCGACCCCGGTTGGTACGTCTGGCCAGACGGGTGCATCCCCGTCCTCGATGGCGCGACGGCTCTCCGCCTGCATCGCCTTGCGCCACGCGGTCCATGCAACGGCGCGCTCCTGGTCGCCCTCGATGAGGCCTGCGAGTGCCAGCGCGTCGGCGCGCGCCGCGCCGTTGATGGTGGCTGTCGAGAACAGGATGCCCGCCTGGGCGATGTTGCTCTGTGTTTCCAAGTCGGCCACGGAGAGGATGAGGGTCCTGCAGTCCGCCTTGATTTGGGCGGCGCGGATGGCCTGTGCGCGGGGTGTATTTTGGCGGAACTCAGGCATCGCTTACCTCCACCTCTGCATCAAACCCGACCCACGGAAACGGCGGGGCGACGGCGAGGGCGTACACGCCTGCATCGACCAGCGTCAGAGGCTCCGACAGGTTCATGATGACGAGCTCGTCGCCCACTTCGTTGCGCACTGTTACCGCGCTCCCGACGGGTAGCAGGGACAGGTCATAAACCCAGCCGGTGTCTTGCGTGGTGGCAGGCGGCGTGATCGTCGGGCGCGCCTCGATGCGCAGCGGGTCCGACGCAATGTAGTGTGTCGCAGTGTCTGCCAGCGCACCGACAAACAGGCCCCGCTCAGGCGTGACATTGGCGGCAATGGTGCTTGCCGATGCCTCAACGTGGCCCGTGATCTGACCCGTGGCCGGGTTATAGATGTTGGCGCTGACGGTCATGCGTTACCTCTTGAGGATCGTGGCGACGGAATGGACGTTCTGGATCAGGAAGGGCACACCCGAGCCGCGCTGGCATTCCAGCGTGATTGTCTGATTGCCAGTCCCCACTGAGATTGTTCGCCGAAACGGAACAAGCTCCTGAAAATGTGCACCACCCTGAGAGTCAAAGGGCGACCCGCTCAGCAGCAGACGCAGCCCCCACGACCCAGCAGTTGGCCCGCCGTTCAGCAGCCAATTCACATGGCAGTCAATCATCAGAAGCGAGCCACTATCCGGCACGTTCACAATGAAAGACGTCGCGTTGTTCCATGCCGTGGCTGTCGCGGGCGTCTTGGTGCCGCCGCCGTAGTTCTCGAAGAACGTGGACGGCTCAGTGACAGCGCGTCCGTTGATCTTGGCCGTTGTGATTGCATTCGTAGCGATTTGCCCGGCGTTGATCGCAGCCGTCGCGATCAGTGCGCTCGTTATCGTGTTGGCGGAAATCTTGTCGCCTGTGATGGTGCCCGCCGCGATCTCAGCGGCGGTGACAGTTCCCGAGGCGATCTTGGCCGCAGTAATCGTATTGCCGGCGATCTTGTCACCGGTGATCGTCGTGCCCGCAATCTTATCACCCGTGATTGTCGCGGCGGCGATCTTGACCGCTGTAACAGCACCCGTCGCAATCTCAGAGGCAGTGATGGTGCTGGCCGCTATCTGTGACGCGGTGATCGTGTTTGCGGCGATGTTGGATCCTTGGATCGTGCCTGCCGCGATCTTGGCAGAGGTAATGGTGCCCGATGCAATCTCAGTTGCTGTAATCGTGCCGGATGCGATCTTGGCGGCTGTGATCGTGTCTGCTGCGATCTGCGAGGCGGTCACGGCACCCACAGCGATCTTGGGTGTCGAAATCGCGCCGTCCGTGATTTGCGTACCGGTGATTTGCCCCGTCACCTTTGCGGCTGCGATGGCGGCAAGCTGCGCGTTGGTTAACTGACCCGTAACTTTCGAGGCAGCAAGCCCCGCAATTTTGGCGTCCGTGACTGCGCCGGTCGCGATCTGCGGTGTCTGTATCTGCCCGGTCAGTTTTGCCGCCGCCAAGGCCGCGATCTGCGCATCGGTCAACTGCCCAGTGACATCAACGGCAGGCACCGTGGCGACATAGGCCGTGCCGCTCCAACGATAGAGCTTGCTCTCAAACATGATCGCCTCGGTCAGCTTGACCGTTGGGAGCGTGCCCTCGACAATCGTGACGGGTTCGATACCGGCAGCAAAATCAGCCCGCTGGATACGCACGTCGTCAGTGGTCACCCAGATCCATGCAGTCCATGTGCCTCGGCGATTGTCAGAAAGCGCTTTGGCGCGCACGCGCAGGTTCGTGAGTGGCGGCACGGGCTGGATGGTCATTGCGCCACGCTCGACATCGAGCACGGTGCCGCTCCAGACCTCCTCCTCGGTCTCGCGCTTTTGGCATTCAATGGCGATGCCCTTGATAGTCTCGGCGATCCCGGAGGCATCCCAGAAGACGTCGACGGCCGCATGCGCACGGGTGCCTGCCTGATTGGTGACAATGCGCGCGTCGGCGTCGAAAAAGGGCAGGCCTGCGTCTGTAGGGATTGGGCGGGGCAGGATAGAGGCGCGGTCGGGGATCTCATACGCCGGGTCGATCTCGAAATCATCCGGGTCGCGCTCGCGTAGCGAGGTGACAATGGTCAACCGGTGCAGATCGAGCACGATCTCCGTGACCTCGAAGAGCTTGGCGTCGTAGTCGTTCCAGGCGCTGGTGACGACCACAGTATTGAGGGGGCGCAGACCGGCATAGTCGGGCGGCAGTGGCCAGGCGTGACGCCGCCAGCGGCGATGGTCGCGCAGCGTGTCCTCGGCCAGTTGCCCGGCCTGTCCCGGGTTAAACACGGCCGGAAGGTCCAGCTCGAAATTCCGCACGATACCGTCCTCTGCCTCCCAGTCGGGATTGCGGATCTGATCGAGGGGCACGCCGTTCCAGAGCGCGCCGGGCGAGACATATTTGGCGGTGACCCGGTTGAAGATCTCAAGCAGTTCGGGAAACGGGTCTTTGGTGGCGGCGTCCGTCACCAGAAGATCGTCGTCCGTGATCGCGGCCACGGCGATGTCGGGTGCGCCGACCTGAATATACCAGAAGCCCCCGAACTCCGCGATCTGGCCGTTGCAGGCGGCGAGCAATTCGTTGATCACATCTCCGGACGTGTCCTCGGCGAATTTGATCTCATAGCCGGACTGGTACTGAGGCCGCCCGTCCACGTCCACGTCGCAGGCGTTCATGCCCGGCACCCAGTTCCAAAGCGGCAGATCCTCTGCGTCGGCCTCGCCGCCCCAGATCGAGCCGTCATGGAGCGACAGGCCGCGCAGGATGTTGTAGGTCTTCACGATAGGATTGCGTGTCGGCCCCCATGTCGTTGGATCGTCCCAGCGGTGCAGGCCTGTGCCGCCGACCGTGCTATCGAGGCGGGGATCGTAGAACGGGATGCCGTTCTCCTCATAGCGCTGCTCCGGCGCTCCATTGGGCCAGACCTTGGAGCTCACTTCCATCGTCAGGATCGCGTAGGGGATGCCGTGCCCGATATGTGCCTCTGTCCAGGGCGTCTCGGGGTCCTCGGCATATTTGGCGACGAGTGTCGGATCTGCGCCGGTCTGGGTGCCGTCGTAGACCTTGATCCATGCATAATCGACGCCAAGGTCGCGCTTGGCGAGGACTGGAAAGCCGTAGTCGGGATGTTCCTCTGTCCCCAACTCGGAATAGACGCCGTCCACCATCAAGCGGCTGAAGGTGGCCCCGGGCAGGCCGCCCAGCTCGATGACGGTCTGGTAGTATTTGTTATTGGGGCCGTGGCTGTTGTGATAGATCAGATGCCCTTTGGTGGCGTAGAGGCCGACGATTGTGGTCTCGCTCTCCAGCTCGCCGCGCGTGGTCGCGGTCACCTGCAGCCCGAAGGCGGTGTTGCGCCCGCGCCGGGCTCGGCGCTGTTGCAACAGGCTTAGCCCGACCGATGCGAATAGCCGCAGGGCAAAGAGCGCGACGGCTTTGACCGTGATCCCGGCAAAGATGGCGGCGGCGGCGGCGGCCAGCGGCCCGGCCGAAGCGGGTGCCGTCGAGGCGAGCACGAGTGCCGCTATCCAAGCAAACAGTCTCATGGCCGATAAATCCGGATGGCGCGATTTAGTGGGGCAGCGCCAAGGCCGCGACCGGGACGCAGTGCGTGAATATGACCGCCACCGATGATGCCCATGACCTCCTCGCCTGCCTCGATCAGCACGGCCACGTCGCCGGTCTGCGCCTGCATCCAGCCTGCGCCCGGCAACAGGATCGGTGCCAGAACCTCGGCGGGCGACGCGAACCCGTCGGCGGCTAGAAGCGTGCGACCCTCCTCAATGCTGCGATAGCGCCCGCGCCACCGTGCGGCCGGATCCTGCCCGGTCAGCACGGCGATCCAGTCGGCCGCGAACATTGCGCAGTCGGACAGGCTCGGCCGGAATGCTACCGCGCGCCGGGCGTCGAGGAATTGCCGCAGAAGATGCACGCGTCCCGTCATCGCCGGTTGTCTCCGTCCACGTTCAAGGGCGGTGGCGCTGGCGGGATCTCGGTCACGACCGTTTCCTGACCCCATGGGATCGGGCGGTCGGCGATGCTGGCGGCATATTCGCGGAACCTGTCGGCCGGGTCGCGCAACCGTTGTGCCGCGTCAGATTTGAAGAGAGGCTGGCGAAACGTAAGCCGCCGCGCGGCCGAGGAAATCACCAGCTCCGTGCGCGACTGATCGCCGAGCTTGCCCAGCGTCTCCGGTGCCGTCTCTAACCATCCCTTGATGACGCGCTGTGGCGTGCCCAACGGCGCGCCGGTGTAGATATCCATCGGCTGTGACCAGACCCGCACCCGCGCCTGTGAGGCCTGATAGACCTGCAAGGCGAGCTTTGCGGCATCCGTCATTGGCGGCAGGATGACCCGGTTGCGGCGTACCTCAAGGCCAATCCCGGCGCGGATCGGCGGCACCTCGATCACATTGCCCGCGCCCAGAAAGAGATGGGTTTCGCCGTCGACGCTAAAGGTCTGGTGATCGTCCCCTGTCCAGAGCCCCATCTGGACGATCTCGCCCGTGACCCGGTCGCGTGGCTCGATCAACACGAGGATATGCGCATCCGTGCCGCTGCGCTCGGCCAACTGATCTGTCTGCGCGAGATCAAAGCTCATACGCCGCCCCCCAGCGTCTGTTGCCAGGTGAAGCTGCCGCCCTCGGTGCGGCGCGAGCGCCCCGGTCCCGGTTTGAAGCTGAGTAGTTTTGCCCGCGCCTGCGGGCGATCAACGACCACTGAGGCCCCGACCACGACGCCGGGTCGCAGGAAGGGGGACACCTCGAACCGGGCAGTCGCCCCGGTGCTATCCGCCGTGACGGTCGCATTGAGAATGCGGTGGACGTTATATCGGACGGGGCTCGTCAGATACTGAAACCCGATTTTCTGCCCGCGCCGCAGGGTGAAGTTCGGCGGCAGGCCTTGCAGGCTCAGTTCGCGGTTGCCGGGCACGAGGCTCTTGATCGTGACCGGTTGCGCGGCCCAGTTGATGCCTGCCGGATAGGCGGGGTCTTGGGGCGCGAATTGACGGCGGTCATAGATCATAAAGGACGCCCCCGGCTCGAGCAGGTGCTCGATCAGCGCGTCTTGCGCCGCGATCACGTCGGGCTCCGACTTGCCCAGAACGACCTCGCCCTGCCAGAGCCGTGCCCCTCGCCGATGGGTGATGACCTCGCCCCCGGCCGTGACAGAGCTTGTGCTGTCGCCCGGCAGATAAAAGGTGGCCTCTTCGATCCCCAAGAGGTCGAAAAATCCAGACGTCGGAATGGGCCAAACCTGGACCGCCATTATCCCCTCCCCAGCGGGTCGCGCCGGATCGTCTCGACCCGGAGCGGCAGCTGCTCGTTTGAAAAGTTGTCGACTACGTCCACGGCCACGTCCCGCGCGCGGTCCTCGACGACGACACGGAACAGGTCCGACGGCTCGATCCGCAGGCGTGTCATGCCCTCCGCCGAAGCGCCCGCGCCGCCACCTCTTGCCGGCGCTGCGCCCGCAGCCTGCACAGGCAGGGGCAGGCCGCCCCCGGCAAAGCCCGGAATGATCGCGCCTGCGTTCATGGCCTCGAGCACCGCGCGGTTGCGCGCTGTGGCCTCGGCCGTCATGATGAATTCCCCGGCACTCACCATCGCGCGAATACGGTCGCCCCGGCCCGTGCCTGCGCCCAAGAGGAGGCCGGGACGGGTGACAAGAGGATCGCCGCCGCTGGCAAAGCCGGGCAGGCCGCCATTGGCGAAGGAGAGCAGCGAGCCTCCCGAGAAAAGGTCAAAGAGATCGCCAAGCCCGCCGCCGCCGAAGATCCCGCTCAGGAGACCGCCGCCGCCGCTGCCCCCAAAGAGACCGGACAGCGGGCCAGAGCCGAGGATGAGCGCTTCCTTGGCCGCGCGGATGATCATGTCGCCGATCCCCTCCCAGACGTCCCGGAGGCTTTCGGCCTCGAGCAGCACGTCGTCGACGGCGTTGCCGAATTCCTCCTTGCGCTCCATGGCGACGCGCTCGTTTTCATGGGCCTCGACGAGAGCCTCGATCTCCGCACGTTGCTTTGGCGTCGCGGCGGTCAGGCGTTCACGCAAGCGGATCATCTCGCGCTGCACCGGATCGCTTTCGCGCAGGGCCTCTATCTCGCGCTGTTTGGATGCGATCAGCCGGTCAAGGGCCTGCTGTTCGCGCAGGGTCTCGTTGGTCGATGTGCCCCGCGCGCCGCTGCCGGACCGCGTGGGTCGGGCCTGCTCGTTGAGGCGCGCAATTTCGCGGGCCTGCTCGATGGCGGCTTGCCGTTGGCTGTTGAGAAAGGCTTCCTCCCCGGCGTTCGCAAAGCCGTCGCGGCGAAGTGGTTGTGTGTCTCTGTCAAAACGTGCACCGGCCAAGGCCCCCGCACGTCCAACAGGGTCGTCGCGGAACTCGGCACGGATACGCGCGGTCTCAAGCTGGGCCTGCCCTTGAGATTGCAGGTCGAACATTGCGTCGACAGCGCCGCGCACCTCGGCCGAGAGGCGGGCTGCCTCATTTGCGGCGGCGTTCAACGCGCCGGAAACATCTACCGTCGACAGATCAAATGCAGCTTCAGCCGCCTCGCGCAGTGCCTCCTTGGTTGCCTCGCTTGCGTCCGAAGCCGCGATCTCCTCCAGCTTGGCGTTGAGGGCGAACTGCGCGCGTAGGCGCGAGACTTCGACGCTGTCCGCGCCGGTCCGGGCGATAGCCTCCGCGACCGCATTCTGCTCGGTCAGCGTCAAAAGCATGGCCTGCGCCGCCGCCTCGGCCTTCAGCTGCTCGCCGGTGCTTTTGGTCACCAGGTCGAGGAAGGTCAGCATTTCCTCGGACTGGCGGTTGTCCTCAGGGTTTTGCGATTGAAGCTCGGCGACTTCGGCCAAGCGGATACGCATCTGGTCAAGTGTCAGAAGTCGGGCTTCTTCTGCCTCGGATATTGTCCCCACCGCTTCGGCGGCGGCGGTGTAGCTTAGAATGAGCGCCTCAATGGCGCCTTGCTGCTGTTCAATTGTCCCGCCAGCGGCGTCCTGCAGCGCGATCAGGTCCTCTGCGACGGCTTCCGCAAGCCTGCGTTGTTCGTCAAATACGCTTCGGTCTCGGATAATGCCGCCGAAGTCGAATTCGTCTTCGATGGCACGGCGGTTAAATCCGACGCCACGCGAGGGGTTTATGCCCGTCTCGCCGACAAACGAGCCGATATTTGACGCCGCCTCGCGCTGTGCCGCGCGCTTTTCTGCCTCGACGATGCGGTCGAGAATGTCCTGCGCGCGGTCAACGAAGCCTTCACCAAACCGGTCGGCCAGCTCCAGCCGGGTGGCAGAGGCCTCGGCGATCTTGTCCTTCAGGCTGTCGATGCGGGTCTCGAGCGCTTCAACGCTGTCCGCGAAGCTCTCGGCCTCTTCTGACGATGACATGAACCAGTTGACCACGGTAGCCGTCGCCGCGAGCGCGCCGATGGTGATCAGATTAATGGGGCTCAGCATCGCAAGAACCGCGCCGCCCAAAGCCCGGAACGCGCCTGCAGCCCCGAGCGGGCCTATGACTTGAGTGATCTGCGTGCCCTGCTGGATAGCCAGTGTCAGCGGGTTCTGCCCCGCTGCCAGCATGACGAAGACGTCATTGCCCTGCGCCACCAGGTTGCCCATCGAGCCTGCGGCAAGGCGATTGGCCGAGGCCATTTTCTGAGTTGCAGCAGTGTTGACATTCGCAGCGGAACTGGCAGCGGTCAGGCCCGTTGCCGAGGTCCGCGCGGCGGTCTCGAGTTGTTTCACACCGCGCGCTGCATTGGCCCCTTGGGTGCCCACGCCGCGAATGTCTTGGGCGGCCCCTTTGGCGGCGGTGCCGGTTGCCTGCAGCTCCGCCTTCGCCTGGTCGGCGTCCATGAGGATTTCGGCCCGTGCGACCAATGTCATGTCAGCTCTCCCGCATCGCGGCCACGGCCGCGCTTTCGATCACCTGTACCTCGGCCCAAAGTTGGGGCGTGATCCGTATCCCGCTCATGCGCAGGCCCGCCCGTGCAGCGGTGTAGTCGAGGCCCACGACCCGGAAACCGGCCAGCCCGGCCGAGACAGTGCGCCATTGATTGCAGACCGCGAGGAAGGCCCGAACGACCGGGACGTTTTGCGGCCAGATGCCAGTGCCAGTGCCAGAGCCGGACGGATCGCGAGTGAGCTGGCCCGGGTCGATCCCCCAGAACGCCGCCTCGTCATCATGGTCGCTGCCCTGGTCATCAGCGATCAGGTCGCCGCGCGCCCATGCCCGCCCGGCCCATTTCAGTTTTTTACCCGCTTCCCCATGAGCGCCGCGTGATAGGCATTGACCAGGGCGACGCGGACATAGGCCAGACCGATCAGCCGGTCGCGCAGGCTGTGGCTGTAGGGCAGCGTCTTGCCCTTCTCGTCTTCGACGTCGTCAAAGCCCACCACGGCCGCCGCTAGAAATTCCCGCTCACCGCGTGTGGTGCGCATGTCGAAAGCCTCGATTTCATCGTCGGGCAGCACGCGGAACGTGACTTGCAGGTCCTGCAAGTCATGGCCCCCGTCGGTGGGCACCTTGATCTCGACGCGGTGGGTAAAGGCCGGGGTCGGGTCGATCTTGAACATGGGGTAAACTCTCTTTCAAAGTGGCGTTGAAGGGCGCGTTAAAGCCCCTCAGGTGAGCGTCATCGTCCACTGGTCGGCAGCGGTAGCGGTGGTGGGCAGCGGCACAAGGCGCAGCGGCCACTCCTTGCGACCCTGACCGTCCTCAAGCCCTTCAGGACGCTGCATCTGCGCATTCGGGGCGGCGATATTGACGATGTTGCCTGCCGTCTTGCCGTGCTCGATCTCGAGCGCGACCTTGGCTTTGGTGGCGGCCATGGTGAACGGGTTGAACGTGGCCAGCGCCACGGCACGCACCCGCGCCTCGACGGTGTTCTCATGCCCGTCGAGTAGCACTTCCTCCTCACCGATCAGGAATTGCGCCTCGACGCGATTGGCGAGGGTGAGCTTGAAGCTCCGCATCACAAGCGACGTCTCATCAATCGTGAAGGTGGGCGTGTTGGCATCCGAGGCCGCGAGCGGATCGGGAATGCCGGTGAAATCTGGGGTCGGGATCGCCACGTCGGCCGGGGCCACGTAGAGGGCGGTGAACTCGAACTCGATATAGGGAATGCCCGAGGCCGAGACGTCAAAGGCGGCGGTCCCGCGCACCCCCACCATGGCGTAGAGCGTGCCGCCGATATTGAGGTGCAGCGTGACGCTCTCAAGGTTCGAGTAAACCCGATTGTAGACCACAGACGTCGCCGCCGTCACGGTCTCGGCACAGCCACAGGCCCGCAGGAGGCGGCCCCAGCGGGGCGCGGTTCCGGCGGTGCCGGAGCCTGCCAGTTCGACCTTGAACGAGATGGTGCGGTGCAGATCGACCGGGATCGTGCCGGTGGGCCCGCCGTGCGGCGTGTCGAGATTGCGGTCGAGATCCTGACCCTGCATCGGCGACAGGCGCACATCGGTCGCGAGGATTGCGTCGCCGCCAGTAGGGGTGGCGTCCGTTCCATAGGTGGTTTCCAGCTTCGCGAGCAGGACTTTGCGTCTCCAGAGCAGGCTCATTTGTCGGCATCCTTCTTGTCAGATTTGGGCGCGGACGTGGGCTTGGGGCTGGCCCCGGCAGGTTTCAGCGCGCCCTTGTCGTCGCGGGTGTAGGATCCGCCGGAGGTGGGAAGTTTGGTCATGAGATGATCCTCAGTTGATCGTCGATGGAGAAATCGAGTTGATAGGCGAGGCGACCGGCCCCGCTCTCGATGAGCTGGCCACGCTCAAAACGGTGCACGCCGACCTCGTCACCCGGTGCCCAGCCCGCCAAGGCGCGGATCACGCGCATCAGGAACTGGTCGATCTTGTCGAGGGCGGTGGCCCCCGTGCGGTCAAAGGATTGCACGAAGATCACCACGCTCGTGCGATAGGTCAGCATCTGGCTGTAGACGCCCGCCGCGGCATCGGCGCGCCCGCCCTGCATGCCGGAGGGAAAGACGTAGGCCGCGACCGATTGCGCGGGCAGCTTCTTGGAGCGGATCAGATCGACAAAGGCGCGCCCGCCGTCGACACGACCGGCAAGCTCGGGCACCTCAGCCTCGATCCGGGTGATGACGTCGCCGATCATTTCAAAACCCTTTCAGGCTGTCGCGGCTGAAGGTGCCCTCCGGCGCGCTGATCTGCGGAAGCTGGGGGTTGCCCCGCACAGTGTCCCCGGGCGTCTCGTCGCCGAGCGAGGCCTCGCCCTTGCGCACCTGCCGCAGAAAACTGACGGCGTCCTCATAGCCTTCCTTGGCCCCGTCAAAGGCAGCGGCCCGCGCGCCGAGAAGCCGATACCAGGCAATCGCGGCGGCGTGCATGGTGAGCGCACGCGGTGGGTTGGACGTATCATAAAGCCCCGCGACATAGCTCTCGGCGACGGAGACGGCATCGTCGACGGCCACCTGCAGCGCCGCCGTGTCGATCACCCCGGGCATTGTGTCACGCGCAGTGACTTGGGCGAGAAACCCCTCGCCGTAGCGGTCGATCATGTCGCTGGGCAAAAGATAGGGCATGTCCGCCTCCGGGTCCGTTGTTTGGGTGCCGGTCTCTCCCGGCTGTCACGCCTGATCCTAGGCGGCGTCCCCTCGGGGGTATTCTCAGGTGGCCGCGTTGGCGGCGGCCTGCATCTCAGCCCAGACGGTATCCCGCGCGGCTGCGGTGATCCGGTCGGCGATGCTGGGGGCTGCGTCCTGCAACGCCTTGACCTTAGGCTTGCCGCTCTTGTCGAAGGCGTCGCCGGGCAGGTCGTTGATGGCATTGGTCAAGGCCGCGCGCAGTGCGTCGTCCATCTCGAGTGGGGTCACGGTTCCCGCCTCGTCTCCGGCCTTTTCGATTGCGCCCAGGGCGAGGAGGCGCGCAACCTGCGCCTCGGTGCCGATATCCTTGGCGTTTACCTGGTCGCCGATCTCCAGCCGTTTGGCCGCGATCACAGTGCGTTTGATGCGATAGCTCATGCTGCGTCCTCGATCAGATAGCCGGTGGCGGGGGCCGCGATGACTTCGCGGAGCTGCTCGCCCACGCGCAGCGTGGTGGCCCCTTTTAGACCGACCTTGGGGTCGAAGAAGCGCCCCGAGACGCGGCCATCGAACTGTGCGGTCCAGCCCCATGCGGGGGCGGTGCCGTCGGGGCCTGCCTGCATGTTGCGGTGGATCAGGGCGATATTGCCGCCCCAGACCTTCTCAAAAGCGGCCGTTTGCCCTTTGCGGGCTGAGTTGATGTAGCTGTCGCCCACGAGGATTTCCGACAGCTCGAACAGCTCTGCCACCGCCTCGCGGCTGGCGCGGCCCTTGTCGCCCGACGTGCGGTTGATGGCCTTCAGGATATCGGGATGGGTTGAGAGCGCCGTCCAGGCCTTGCGGCCCATTGCGGCCACGTTCGGGCGCATGATGAAGGTGGCGTCGAGGGCAGCAGAGATCACGCCGATAGGGTCGGAGGCGGGATCGCTGAACTGGCCCGCGCCCGACAGCACCACTTTCTTGTCGGCGTCATAGTTTGCGGCGTCCTGCACCATGGCCGCGACGCGCTTTTCGCGGTCGAGCTGGATCAGATGCGTGACGCCTTCGACCGCGCGGGCCTCGGGATCGAAGGCCGAGTTGCCAGCGGCGCGCAGGCTGCGGGCAGTATCGATGTCGCGCTGCGGCACCACGTCGTCGAGACCGTAGTCCTTGACCGAGGAGGTGCGCTCTTCGCCGGTGAACTCGACCTGTTGGACCAGACCTTTGCGGCCCACTTCCGTGTCAGGCACCGTGAACATCTGTTCAGGCGGGAAATAGGTCCATTTGAAATCCGTGCCCATGACCGGAACGCGGGGCATCACCTGGTCAGCAATGAACGAGATATCGGGGTTGCGGTAGTTGACGGCGATGGCGGTCAGGACCGGATCGACGACGAAGGGGGTGGGTGTGCTCATTGATCAGCGCTCCTTGAGGATCAGGTGACGGAGTGGCGGGCAATCGCCACATCGATGATGTCGCCAGCGACACCGGCCTGCAGCGCGTAGCCGACGGCGACGTTTCCGGCCCCGGCGGCGGCTGCGACGCCCAAACCTGCGGCATTTGACGTGACAGGGGCACCTGCAGCGACCGTGCCTGCAAGCTCAAGCTCGGCGGAGCCGGACATGATCACGTCCTGAAGATCGCCAAGTTTCGCGTCGAGCTGGTCCGAGATGCCAATCGCGAGATTGGTCGCGGAGGCGGCCACAAGGACGCCGCCAGCCGCGCCGAATTTGACGATCCGGCGACCGGGCACTGCCGCCTCGGCGGCGTAGGATTTGATGAACAGTCCGGGATTAGCCATTGTCGCTCTCCATGGTTGCCTCGATGTGGCGTGCGGCCTCGGCGAAGCTCAGCGTGCGGCCCTCCGCCTCGGCGTCCTTGATCAGACGCTTGGCGGCGGCGGTGATATCGTCCGACCCCTTGACCTGCGGCGTGGCATCACCGCTCGCCCGCTCGCCGAATTCGATCAGCGGCTTGGTCTGTTTGGAGAGCAGGTCGCGGAACCAGTCGCGCGGGCTGGCGCTCTTGCCTTCGGCAAAGGCCACCTCGTCTTGCGCATCGAGGCTTTCCATAAACGCGGCCATTTCGTCCTTGAGGCCCGGCGCGATGCGCCCGTCCTTGGCAAGGGCGTCGAGGAGGGCGGCATCTTCGGCGCGGCGGGTCGTGCTCTGCGCCTCGGCGAAAGCCGCCTCTTTCGCGGCGATCTCGGCCTCGCGCGCGTCGAGCGCGGCTTGGCGGTCTTCGGGGGTTGGCGTGTCCTTGCCGGACATATCGGTCTCTCCTTCTTGGGTTTCTGCAAAGGGGGCTTGTCCGTCCTCGGGCACGTCGATGGCGTGGCGGAGCGCGTCTTGGCCTGCGGGCGTGCGTGCCCAGGACAGGACGGCGGAAACCGCGCCTTTCAGGGCGTCCGCGAAACTGGCGGCAGGCGCGTCGGCCTCCGCCTCTGAGAAGGCGATCTCTAGGGTCACGGCCTCGGCGTCCTCGGCGAACTCGGCGGCCTTCAGCCCTTTCACGGCGGGGGGCTGGGCACCCAGAAAGCCCACATGCTTAAGGTAGTAGGTGCCGGGGCTCGGGTTTGCTGCGGCTTTGGGGGGATAGAAGCAGGCGCTAATGCGCTTGAAGCGGCCCGCGCGCACCATCTCGGCGAAGGCGGGTTCGACCTGGTCAGGCTCGGCAAAGAGCTCCGAGCCGTCGGCGCGCAGGCTCTTGACCCAGCCATAGGCCGGGGCATCGGTGCGGGGATGGCCCACGACGATGGGGGCCTCATGGAGGGCGGGATCATAGGCGGCGGCGATGCCCTCAACCTCGGCCTCGGAAAAGTCGAGGCTCTGCCCGGATTGGGCGGTGTGGCGGCCAGCGCGGAAGATGTGAAGCGGTTTTGTCATGACCCGACATTAAGCCGGGGCGACGGGCCAGATCAGATGAAGGACTTCAGGGGAAAGCGGTCCTGGTGCAGAGGCCGCCTTGGATCAGAGTAGCGCCCGAGGGGTGGGCGCGGCAAGCCCGGAATGCACAAGGCCACTGAACGCCCCACTGAGTGCGCTCATACCTCTGGCGGGGGTTGGGTCGCAAAATCCCCGAGGGGGGTATTAAAGGGGTATTTAATGAGGCGCTCAGAGGCCATTGCGGGACAAAGGCCGGGTTGCAGGCCCCGCTCTCAGAGAAATTTGGCCCTGTTAGCCCTGAAGCGGGGTGCAAATCACTGTCCGGCGGCACTGTCCAAATACTCTTCGATGGTGGCGACGATGGAGTCGGCGTCCTCATCGCCGACCCCGAGATAGGGACGTGCGGGAATGTCTCCCCACGGGATCGATATCATGAATTCGCGCCCATTCTTGTCCCGCCCGGCGCGCGCGCCGAACGCCCCGGCCTCGGCTCCGAACTGCATCACGGCGGCCTGAATGACGTTCGAACCCCATGCGACCCGGTCCGCCGATGGCTCGGCATTGATTGTGGTCGACAGGATGCGCGAGGGGCCGATCAGGGGCCGGGTGGGCTGGCCGTCGCCCCGCCGCCGGTACGCCTCGAGCGTGGCCGGGCTCTTGGGTGCCCAAGGATTGCCATCCGGATCGGTGCCGTCTTTGAAGTTCTCCCGCGTGCTATTGACCATCAGTTCGCCGATATCCTGCATCAAAGGGGTCATGTCGGTGAGGGCAGCGGACACGCGGGCGAGCGCTTGGGTGATTTCCTCTTCATTGATTTCGACGGTGATCATGGCTATTCTCCTTTCTGTCGGCTGTGCATCCACCCACCGCATTCAGGTTGCGGGAACGCGTCTGGGCGTACGGGAGGGGTCAGCCGATATTTTCCACCCAATAGGTCAAGAGTACGAGCCGCTGGCGTCGCGGTCGCGCGACGAAATGCGCGACATAGCGCCGTGCGCCGATAGTCTTAGTCAGACGCAAGACCCGAGACTGCACGCTACGGGCATCCGTCCATTCAAAGCTGTCTGGGCGCTGGAATATCTCGGGCAACCGTCCCAAGTCTTCCGGGGTGACCGCTATCTGCCCACGGGAGGCCTCGCGCTCTGGGTTCCCGTGGCGTGCAAAAATATGACGGATGGAATCCGCGTCAACGGCCACGTCGTAGCGGTCTAGATCGCGCCGCGCACCCTCGCGGTTGAGCCGGGCCTGAGTGGTAGTCATCAACCCGAGGGACTGGATCGGCTCCCGCTCGGAAATGGTCTTCCGTGCGGCTTGGGTGTTCGCGGTCTCGACGCGCGCTGCGTAGCGCCGGATATTGTCAGCCAATGACGGCAGGCCTCGGTATCCTTCGACCAGAAGATCGCGGGTCCGGTCCGGGAGGCTGGCCATGTAGGCCACCGCGAGGTTATACCGCCAATCGACGACCTTGGCCGCCATCGTGCGAATTTCGTCCACGGTGCTGGCCCCGGGCGTGTAATCCCAGCCCTTGTCGATCCCTTTCGGCGCGCCGGTGCGCGGATCCCGGGATTGCCAGTCGTCGGGCAGGCGCTTGTCCGGGTCGCCGCCGCGACGACGTGCGCCGTCCTCAGAGCGCGCGCCGATCACGTAGCAGCTGCAGCCCCAGCCGTTGGGCGGGCCATGCGTGATCCAGAACGGGTGATCAGGTGGCAAGACCAGCCCGTCCCAGCCAAGATGGATCAGGCGCGGCTCAGTTGAGCCGCCGTGCTGGTAGACCCAGAACGCAAAATTGCCCTCGATGAGCTGCGCCATCCGCCCGGCCGCGTAGCTGGTCGCGATGTTGGTGCGGTAGATCACCCGCGTGCGCCATGCCTCGCCGCGCGTGCTGCCTTCGCCGGTCCAGCCGTGCCAGCCGCGTCGGGTGACGGTGGCGCGAAAATCGCGGCGGAACTCTTCCAGAGACGTGCCCTGCGAGATGGCCTTATCAACAGAGGCCGCCAGATCCGCCAAGAGGTCGGCCTTCTGTGCCCCTGCCACCATGAAAGCCCGGTCGTGCTGGGCGAGGGTGATGTCATCCCACCGCGCCGTCGGCACGAGATCGCCCAGGCGCAGGCGAAAGGCGGCGATCTGCTCGCGGAAGGGACGGCGAAACGTCGCGCCGAGATCAGCCACTATCTTCCTCCAACGCGGCGCGGCCTCCGGCATGCGCCGCCGTGAGGGCCGACGCGATCACGTCGCGGAGTGCTGCATCGTCCAGGTCCGGAAACCCGGCCAGCAGCCGCTCGCGGAACTCCGCAAGGCTGGTCGACGTCTCCAGCATCGCCTCGATTTGTTCGAGCATCGCCAGCATCGGCACCGACGCCTCGTTCGCCAACCGGTCTGCCAGATCGCCCACAGGGCCGTCGAGCGCGCCGTCATGTTCGGCGAAACCGGCCTCGGGCGTGTCCTCGTCTGGCGGTGTGTTCTCCGGGGGCGTGGCGCGCTCATAGCCGTCGCCGTAGATTTCCTTGACGCGGTCTTCGGTCATCTGCCAGCCGATCCGATGCAGCTTTTCATCGCGGTCGACGGCGGCGGTTGTATCCTCCGGGTCCTCCATCTTGCGCCACACCCTTGGCGGCGCGACACCGGGGAAGTTGAAACCGCAAAGCCGCGCCACCGGCCCTTCGTTGAAGGATTGGCACACGAGATCCGCGTCGGATTTCTTGACGGCGTCGCCCACGTCGTCATGCACCTCGGCTTGCGACCGACTGGAGCCATTGTCGGTGGTCATGGTCTGGGACAGCACGATCTTCGAGATGGCGGCATCCATCGTGTCGTGCAGTTTCTGGTAATCCAGCGAACTTGCCCCCGAGGGCGCTGACAAAAGCTCAATATCCATGCCCTCGGGAATGATGATCCCGGCCTCTGAGCGTATGGCCATGACGGCCTCTAGCAGTTTCTTTTGCTCGGCCTCAGTGGCTTGCGACGGGTATTTGCCGCGTGCGGTCGGCATGCCGAATTTGTCGAGGGCGATCAGCCAGAGCTTCAGCCCGTTGCGTTTGAACCAGACCGGCCAGTAGAGCCAATGCGCGAGGCCTAAGCCGTAAGGTTCGTCGTCGTGATCCGCGCCGGTCGAGAAGACCCAGAACTTCTCGGGTGGCATTTCCTCGCCTGTGAGCATGTTGGACATGGTCAGCAGGCGCAGGCCGCACTCCTCATCAAAGCGAAACCGCACCCGGTCGCGCACGCGGATTTCCTCCCAGCCCCAAAGCTGCCCGTCGCGGCGAAACATCTGTTCGGCGACGGAATAGCCATAGAAGAGGCCCCAGAGCATCTTCTCGGTCAGGCGGTCGAATTTCATGGCCGAAAGCTCGTCGCGCAGCCAGTCGGCCGCGCGTTTGCCCGCCGCCGTTTCCTCGCCCGGCACCACTTCCCATTCCCGGCTGGTCACGGCCGAGATGCGCTGCGTCATCACTGATTTGACCTGCGGGTCGGTCAGGATCGGCTTGTAGATGTCGAAACTGCCGCCGCCGCGCGTGCGCAGGATCGGGTCCGTCGGCTCCAGCAGCGGGCCGATCCATGGTCGGGTGATGTCGCGCCCGTGCTGGATGCCCGACAGCTCCATCGGGTTGCGCAGCCGAACCGAGCGCAGCCGCATTGTGCCGGTTTTTCTAGCCATCCGAGAACCCTCCAAAATCCAAGCCCCCGCCGCCTCTGGCAAAGCCCATGCGCCGTCCGCCCATCGGGCTGATAAAGTCTTCGGCCGTCAGGGCGGTGCGCCGTCCGGTCGATTGAAACTCCATCGGCACCACGTCCTGATTGCTCGCATACCAGGCGAGCGCGCCTGCGATGGCGCTGTCGCCGTGCCGGTCGAGCCCGTCCGATCCTTTGAAGCGGAAATTCTCAGGCACGCGGATGATGCCGTTGGTGTATTGCAGCGCCTGATGGTCGCGCAGCACGTCCTCATGCGCGGGCAGAACGATGGTGCGATCCGAGAAGGCCTCGATATAAGGCGGCATCTCGAGCTCGTACCATTGCCGCGTGAAGGCCACCTCGACGATCCGCGCGCCGTAGCGTTGGGCCGCGACCTCGGCGAGATAGGCCCCGTTGCCGGTGCGGTCCATCGCGCCTTTTTGGAAATTGGGCAGCCGGTCGAGCAACCAGAAGAGCACGTCGCGCTGCTGATCGAAGGGGATGTTGCGCAGCTCGACGATGAGCTTGGTGCGCCGGGTGAGATCGACGCCCTGCTCGAGAATGATGATGTCGGTCGCGTCACCCGAGCGCGCAAAGTCCTCGCCCATGAAATGCGGCCGGGTTCGATCGAGGGTTTCAAGCACGGGTTCAAGGTGGGTTTTGCACCAGGTAACGGCGGCGGCCTTGCGCACCGCCTCGTCGGCATTCTTGAAACTGTCGGGCTGCGTCCAGCGATGGAACGGGATGCCCTGCGCCATGCAGGCCTCGATCTGGACGCGCGTCAGTGCCGCGCCCTGCATCTCGGCGGGTTCGGCATCGAGTTCCTGACGCATGGCGGCTTCGCGCGCCCCGTAGGAGCGCCGGATCGTGCCCTCCCACTCCGCCTCGGCCTCCGCGCCCCACGCCTTGCCCTGCATCATGCAGACGCGTTTATAGAGCCCGTTGGCGACCGCATCGCCGAAGGTGTAGCGGTGGACCTTAAAGCCGTTCTTGCCCGAGCGCGCCTCGCGGATCAATTCGTTGAAGGCGTTGAGATAGCCGTTGTGGGTCGAGATGATCCGGACCTTGCCGCCCCAGATCAGCATGGCGTTCACCGCATCGATCACCTCGCGCACGTCCTTGTGGAAGGCCGCCTCGTCGATCACCACGGTACCCTGAAGGCCTCGGATATTGGCCGGGTTGGAACTCAGCGCCTCTACGCGGAACCCGGAGGCAAAGCGCACCCGGTAGGCGTTGATGAACTTAGTGGTGCCATCGGGCTGTTGATCCTCAAAAAGAAACTCCTCGATGGGGTGTGCTGCTCCGGCAATCACCCGCGCGAAATGCGCGACATAGCCGATGGCCTCGCGACCCTTGTCCTTGGTGTCGCCGATGTAAAAACAGTTCTGCCCGCCCGCACCACGCGCGGCGGCGGCAATGAGCGCGCAGCCCAGCATCTCGGCAAAGGTGATGCCGGTGCGTCGGCCCTTTTCGCAGACCTTGAGGTCGCTCTCATCCGCAAGCCAGCTGCGTTGATGGGCCATCAGAATGCCGTCGGCCAGCGGATCGAGGCTCTCGGGGATCTCCGAGCCGCGCGGCAGTTCTTCGGGCAGGGCGTCGGGGTCGCGGGTGAGGACCGGCTCTGTCACGCGCGCACCCCCAGAAACTCGCGACGCAGCTTGCCGATGACGTCGCTCGATAGTCCCAGCTCATCGCGGGCACTGTCCAATGCTTCGACGGCATTGGCGCGTTCCTCGGCCGCGATGCGGGCGCGTTCCTTGACCATCAGCTGCTCGCGGATGCCAGCGCTCGACATGATGTCCTTCATCATCTTGCCCAGAAAGTGCAGCTCGCGTGGGTCGATATCCTCGCCCTCCTTGCTCATCTGCGATTTCAGGACCTTGAAGGCCACGCTGGTCATCATCTGGAAGAGGACGCGGTGACGGTCGGCTTCCTCGGAGAGGTCATTGTCGGCCAGCCATTGTTGCGCCCAGGCTCCGGCCTCGTCCTGCAGCTTGACGAATTGCTCGTATTCCTGCCCATAGGCATGCAGCGCGCTCTTGCCGATGCGCAGCTCGAGCCCGTCTTCGGCGAGGCGAAAGTTCAACTCCTCGGCAAGTTCCTCATAGCCGTGAAACCCTTTCGCCTTCCACCAGTCGTGCAGCCACTGGCGAAGCTCGGCGGGGAGCAGCTCGACCTTGCGGGGTGGGGGCATGTCAGAGCCTCCGTGCGCTTGGGCGCTGGATCTCCGGATGCACCGCCTCGCCGCGCGCGACCTCGATGCCGCGCCGTGTGGCCTCGGCAATGACAAAGTCGCCATGATCGGCGACGGTGACCATGCCCACCTCCTGCAGCCATGCCAGTTCGGTGGTCACCTGGTCAAAGGTTGAACCCACGCCCACGCCATTGAGGACGTCGCGCAGGATCGAGGCATTGGCGGTGTAGCCCGAGACCTGTTCGAGATGCCGCAGGATTGCGAGGCGGCGGTGTTTGCGCAAGGTTGCCTGATAATCGCTCACGTCTTGCCTCCGTTTAGCAGGTGTTGTTCGTGCCGTGACACGATGGCCTCTAGCCGCGCGGTGATCATGGCGTTGCCCTCCATGACAGCCGCCATCTTCTCCATTGATCCGGTCTGTCTGACGAGTTCGAGCTGCAGCGAGTGCATGTCATCCTTGCCCGGCATGTTCTGGACCGACTGCTCAAGCCGCGAGATCCGCGCCTCGTGCCGGTCCATACGCTCGTGTCCCGCCTCCAGCCTTTGATCGAGGTCTTTGCGACGGGTGGCGATGAAGGTGTAGATGGCCACAATCACTGGTAAGATGACACCCGAGGCCTTCCAGAAGAGATCCCAGTCCATCATGCCGCGCGCTTCCAGTCATCAATCGCCAGATTGTCGCTTGTAGCGACAGCAGCCAGCGCTACCTCGGCGTCCGGTCCCGTATCGGCCGCGCCCGGGCTATCCGCCCGCAGCGCCCGCAACTGGGCGATGTTGCTTGCCACTTTGGGGGCCTGTGCGATGATCCGGACGGCCTCTTTCTGCATCGAGACGCCCCGAAACTTGTGCAGCTCGCGCGCGCCGAAGTAGAACGCGACAATGGCACCCATCAGCGCCCAGAGCGGTTCCGGGACCAGGGCGAGGCCCTGCATGCGCTCGGCAAACCAGATCGGGTCCGACATGGCCGACCAGAAGAGAAAGATGCAGCCAAAAGCCATGGCCGGGCGCGGCAGGCGGTTGAGCCCGTCGATCAGCGCTGACCACCAGTTGTTGCCATGGCCGAACTCCGCAGCCATCTGCGAAAGGGCAGCTTGCTGAAAGGACGCCTCGCGCGCATCCGCCGCCTCGGCATTGGGTCGAAAGACCTCCGCCGTCTCGGCAATGACATTGCGCCCGCCACCAAAGAGCGCGCCCAGTAATCGGATCAGCCCCATGATACCACCCTTTGTTTGAAATCTGCGTCGGACATGCGGTAGCGCGCTGCCATGAATTCCTCGGCGCGCCTGATCCAGCCGCCTTTGCCGCCTGCGCGGGCGCGCGCGAACTTGCGGCTTGCGGGCCGCGCATCGGCGAGGCGGAAATAGTAGTTGCGCCGGGCAATCGCGTAGGCGTCGGCGATATGGGCGGGGGCCGCGTCATGGGCGGCCTGCACCGCGCGCAGGGTCGCCGGTCCGATTGCGCCGTCGGCAGTGGCGGGAAAGCCCATCTCTGTCACAAGGAGCTGCAGGATTTTCACGGAATTGGACCCGGCGTTGACCTGCATGTCGAACACGCTCGCCTGCAGCGCCTCGGGCAGTTCCGCGATGCGTGGCCGCACGAAATAATGCTCGATGAAAATATCGACGGCGCGGGCGCGGGTCATAAGGCGAACATCGGCCACGTCCACGTCGCCATCCCGGTCGAGATCAAGACCGAGGCTGCGCATGGTGTGGATCGTGACGCCAAAATTGGTGGCCCCACCGGGATCGGCCGGGTCATTCACAAAGCCGCCCTCGCGGGCAACAATCTCTTCGGCAATGGTTCGGACTGTTTGCATGGGTGCCCCCCTTTCCCGTCAGGATAAAGGGGGCCGCAAAGCTTATTCAGATGAAGCCTTTCGCATGACCTTGAGGAGGGGTGGTTCTTCCTCCTCTGCCAGCTCCGCCTTGACCTGCAAGACGCGGCGGGCGGTGACGCCGAAACGGTTGGCCAGTTCATTAACCGGCGTATCCGGGGCCTCGCGCAGGGCTTGTTTGAGCCCCTCCCGGGCCTGAGCGCGGCCCGAGGGCACGTCCAGATATTCGCCAGCGTAGCGGGCGGAAATCCATCTGGCAATATCCCGACCCGCCAGCGTCACTAGGAGGCTGTCGGCAAGGCGGGTGCCAGGCACATAAAGCCGCATACCGCCTACGCGCGACAGGAACCGCTCGACCGGGGTGTCGCCCAGATCGGCGCGCATCTCGTCAATCCAAGAGGGTTCACGCTCCATGGGGGGCCTTCCTGCGCCGCCGCCCCGGGGGCTGGGTGTGCCGCCGGGTGATGGTCACGACGCAGCCGCCCTCGATCCTGTAGACGAACCCGCCGCTGATCACGCCGCAGGCTCCGGCCTCGAGACCTTGATCCACCACGCGCCCGATCTCGCGGCGCACCGCGTCGATATCCATGCCCTTGACCCGCTCGAGATAGCGGATCACGGCATGGTCAGAGGCGGGGTGGCGGGGCTTTTTCACCGGCGGTGATCCTCCCAGTCAAAGTCGATCTGGGCGCGCTCACCCCAAGACTTGAGCGCTTGGATCACGTCGTCGATCAGCTTCCACTCGCGCAGCATGTCGACGTCGGCCGGGACCGATCCCCAGACGCCTCCGAACCGAGCGCGGATGAACTTGTTGAGCCCGGCGCGGGAGGGGTCGCGCAACGCGCCCGACTGGCCGAGCTTGCGCCAGAGTACATGGATCATGCGCAGATCGGCGCGCGGTGCGGGCTTGTGGCGCGGGTTGTGGGGCTTGTCCTCGAACCCGGCCTGCTTCAGCCGGTTAACGATCAACCGCAGCTCGCCGTCGTTCATGTCGCGCAAGCTGACCTTGCCGGTGACGCTGACCTGCAAATCGCGGCGCGCGTCCTCGTCGAGCCCCAACTGGCGGCAAGCCGCGAAGATCAGTTGTTGCAGCGCGCGGTTCATTCCCTCAGACCTTCGCCAGATCGATGGTGATCGGCTCCCATGACGCATCATGTGCCGCCCTGTGCCAGCAGCGCACGTAGGTCTTTGAGCCGACGGTGCGCATCGCGTCGCGGATTGCGTCCTGCCCACGTTTCCAGCGTGCATCGGTGCTGTCACGGCGCAGGAGCATGAAGATCAGAGCGCGGTTGATCTGGCCCTGCTTGTCAGTGTTGAAGGCATCGGTCACAAGGCCACGCAACTCGGCGCGCGCCTCTGCGGACCACTCGTTCAGACACTCGTCGAAGAGCTGCTTTGCCGTCTGCAATTCGGGGCCAAAATCAATCCGGTCGGACACGCGCACCTCGACCTTGTAGAGCTGGTCGATGCTCATCAGCGTCTTGTTGCCCTTCTTGCCGCCAATCCTTGCGTCGTATTCTTGAGCAAGGATCGCCTCGAAGGCGCTGATGTCGTCGAAAGTGTGTGCCTTAAAGCGCTTGACCTGTTCGGACAGCGGCAGGCCGTAGCTGACGATCTTGCGCACGGTTTCATCCTCGAGCAGATGCTGCGGCTTGACCGTTTCCAGAGGCTGCCAGCCGCCCCGGCCGTCGCCCATATAGATATTGCCGTCGATCTCGCGGCGTCCGTCCGGGATGTGATGAGGGGTGAATTCAGACATTTTACTCTCCTGTTGAAGGGGGTGTTGAAAGCAGGCGCGGACCCACGCCATGCAGTGCGCAGACGGCGGCCATGGCGGCGATCTCGTCCATCGAGCAGAGTGTGCTGCCGCGCGGACCAAGGAGGTCCACCTTGGCCACGCCCGAGGCCGCGAGGCGCAGCATCTCATCGGGGCTCCAGCGGTTGAGTTCGGGGGCGTTCATGCGTCGGTCTCCTTGTCGTCAAGAATGGCGTCGATCAGATTGTCGCGGATCACGACCTCGAGAATGCGGACGGCGAGCGCCTTGGTCTGCACGCCCCGCGCGAGGGCATGCGGCTCGAGCGCGCCACGGACTTCGGCGTTGAGCCGGGTCAGCTGCGCGCCTTGACGCCCGCAGGGTTTGCCCAGCCGGACCGGCGGGAACGGGGCCCCGTGGCGGCGCAGGTAATGCAGCACGCTGTGGACGCGGGACGTCGTGACACTGAGGCGGCGCGCGATCTCGCGGGCGGGCACCGCCTCTGCGGCGAGCGCCGACACGGGCGTATCGAGGCTGTCATCACGCCGCGTCATCGTCGGCCCCCTTATGGACCGGGCAACGGTTGCAGGCGCGGTACATCGTGACGGTAAGCGAATTCACATTCTCGAACTGCGCCGCCTTGGATCGCCACTTGCGACAGACCTGTTTGCCGATCTCGCCCAAGGCGGGGCAGTCGACCACCGCGCGCATGAAATGGCCGCGCACGACGTCCTCGACGATGCTGGTGTCAGCCGGATAGCGGTTGCGCAGGATGTTCGACACAAGGGTCGCGCTGCGCTCCATCTTGACCGCGACCTTGTTCTGGCTGGTCTCGTCGCAGGCGCGCGCCAAGGCGGCCACCCAATCGGGCAAATCCTCGCCCCAGAATTCCCGGGCCGTGTCGAGCGCGCTCATGCTGCACCACCTTTCGCGGGGGCAAATTCGCCGGTGTTGGGATCGAGAATGCCAGCCAGACGCACGGGTTTGGGCGCGCGCGGGCCGGTATCCTCGACCAAGCGATAGAGCGCTTCGCGGCGACCGGGAATGGCCATTTCGACCACGCGCAGATGTTCGGAGGCGAGAAGCTGGCGGCAATAGGCGCGCGCCTTCTCGACGGTGACGGCGACGCCGCCCGCGTTGGCATGGGCTGCGATATCGACGGGGCTGAAACTATGCCGCAGCGTGCGCATGGCGCGCCACATATTGCCCTCGGGTGTTGCCTCGCCAGAGACCGGCTGCGGGCCGGGCAGGGGGCGGTCTGTGGGGGCATACCAGCGTTTGCCATTGCGGGTGACGCGGCTCACGCGGATCTTGCCCGCGTCCCGCCAGTGGCGCAGGTAGCGCACGGCAGTCTCGCGGCTGCAGCCGAGCCGGGACACGGCCTGCCAGTCAAACTCCTCAAGCTCGCGGACCTGCGTCCAAAGGCGATCAAAGAGGTCACTCATGCCCGGCCCGCCTTCTTCTCAGCCGCGAGCGGCACGATCTTTTCGGGGGCGAGTGGGGCGGCGAGGCGGAAATCATCGACACGGCGCACCGCAGGAGGTTGCCCGGTCTCGAAGGCCCGGTTGCCCCAAAGCTCGAGGTCGGCCAGACGCCGCCCCCGGCCCATGGCCAGTTCCTTGGCACGTGCCAGATTGATCGCCACCCGGCGGATCGAGCCGCCCGAGGCGTCGACGATGGCTCCGAGCAGGTCAGCGCCGACGTCGATACCAGCCGCGTAGATTGGCGCGAGCTTTTCTGCGTCCGGCAGGTTGCAGGCGAGGGCGGGTTCCCATGCGAGTTGGCGGTTGTGGATGTTCTCCCAGCGGGTCAGATCCTGCGGCAGCTTTTCTTCGCCGACCAGAATGACCGGGGCCTGACAGCTCTCGTAAATGTCGCGGGCCAGCTCGATCATCCGCTTGCGCAGGAGATATTGCGCGTCGTCGATGATGAGCGGGCGGTCATTGCGTGCAAGCTGTGCGCCGATTGCATCGACCATGGCGGCCACGCCGCGTTGCGATGGCAGGCCGATCTCGCGCAGGATCGCTTGCGCCAGATAGGTTGGTGTCCAGCAGTCTTTGACCTGGACAACATGGGCCTGATATTCATTGGCCGCGACTGTCACGGCGGTCGTCTTGCCCCAGCCGGATGGGCCATAGAACGTGGCCATGCCGGGCAGGCCAAAGGCGCGGGACTGGACGCGCTCAACGAGGCCGATCAGCGCTGCGACGTTTCGCAGGGGCGCAATGGAAGGGGTCATGCTGCTCTCCTTTTCTTGTTACTCTTGGGCACCGAAGCGGCGCTCCATGCGCAGCTGGGCGCGGTAGTCGGAACTCTGTTGGTAGTCGGCCAGCCAATCGGCCTGTGCCTGCGTGAGTGTCTCGCCTTCCGCCTGCGCGCTCTCAAGAGCGCGGGCACGCAGAAACAGGGCCTTGGGATCGTCTTCATCGACCTCAACGGGGCGTGCGCGATGCTCAGCTAGGCGCGTCACGCGGGCCTCAAGCGCTGCTTCGCGCTCTATCTCCTCGACGCTCTGCGCGCGCCGCCGTTTTGGGGCGGCCTTATGCGGTGTCACCAGCTGATGCACCTGCGCCTCGGGCAGGGGTTCGTCTGCCGCCAGCCCCGAGGCTGCGCGCACACGTGCGGCCACCTCTGCCGCCGTCAACTCGCGCGCGGCCTTGGCCTCGTCGCGCTGCGCACGCATCCACGTCTTGCGCTTTCGGTTGTGATCGCGTGCGGCCCCAACGTCGCGGAACTTGGCGTCCTTGAGACACTTGGCATGGCCGAGGTACCGGCCCGCCAGATCATAAACCTCGAGCCCGGCTGTCAAATCATCCGCGTCGAACCGCGCTACCACCTTTTCCCCTGCGATCCGGTACATCCACTCGGACCAGTATTCCGTGTCGTAGAGTTTCAGCGCGCCGTTGCTGGTCTTGGCCCGCACTCCCTCGGCCCGCAGGAGCCAGAGGCGCAGCTGCTCGTCGGTCGCGCGCTTGATCGTGGCGCGCGCATAGCCCTCGTTGAAGACCTCATTGAACGACCGTCCCATGGCAACTTCACTGCGCCGCCCGGGGCGGGCGTTGTGATGCGCAAGCTCTTCCTCCAACACGAGGCGGAACTCGTCGAGCGGGATGGCGCGGGAGCCGTAATCTTCAGGCTTTGCCGTTGGCTTGTTGCCCGTATAGGCCCCGTCAAAGGCGGGGTGTTTGGCCACCCGGTCGCAGAGGTCGCGAAAGGCGCGCTCGATAGGTTTGGATTGCCCGGAATAGGGCGTGGCCCAGTGGACATGCACGCCCAAGAGCGGGAGCAGCCCGGGAATATCCTCGTCCGTGACCTTGAACCGAAACCGGGTTGGCGTGCCGCCCGTCATCGCCTTGGCGGCAAATTCCCGGCCATTGTCGATCAGAACTGATTGCGGGATGCCATAGGTCCGGATCAGGTCACCGGTCACAAGCTGCACGGTGTGGCTGTTGGCCGTGTCCGACAGACGCCATGCCAAGAGCTTGCCGGAATAGACGTCCGACCAGACCATCATCTGCGGCCGCACAGGCGTGTCGATGCCGGGCCAGCGCACGAACACGTCGAACTTGTGGTAATCGCCCTGCACGCATTCGAGCGGGACCATGAAGGCCTTGCTGCGCACCTGCGCGGGATAGAGGCGGCGGAGTGCCTCCTCGCCCTTGCGCAGGTAGGTTTCTGTCGGTGCCGAGACGTTGGCCTTGATCCAGCGCCGCACCTGGTGAAGGGGAGGCACGGTGCTGTTGCGCCGCTCGGAGGTCCAGACGCGCACGGCGCGGTCATAGCAACTGGTGAGCGAGGGTTGCGACAGGCGCAGCCAATCGCTGCGCACCAGCGCCAGAAAGGCCGGGTCGATATCGCCCCGTTGGGCGGGAGCACGCCGCACTGCGCGCCCGTCGATCAGGTAAGCCAGCCGGTCGGCGGGGGCCGCTCCCTCGACCTGCCCGAGGTAATTCCAGAGAGATTTCTCGGACCGTCCCAGCTTGTGCGCGACCTCGCGCACGGCCGCGGAGCGGGTCAACCCGGCCCCTTCCAACAATTCGACCTCGGCAACGGCCTCTAGCCGCGCCTCGGCCTCAGTGCGGGCCTTGTCGCCCGCCGCTGCATAGCGTTCCCACGCCTCGTCTTTGCCGGATTTCTCCTCCGGGGCTTTGACCAGATCGGCGCTAAGTCGCATGCGGGCGCGCAACGGCAGCACGCTCCAGTGATATTCAACGCCGCCACCGGCCCCCTTGCGCCGCCGGACCTTACCCGCGTGCCGCGCCCAGCCCTCGCGTTGCGCCAACAGATTGACCTTGCGCTTGGTGCCGGGCAGGTCGGGCAACCCAGCCTCGGCCAGCTCAGCCGCACTCCACCACTCCTGCGCAGGGGCCGGGCCAGTCATGCCGCATCCCCTTGGTCAAGCTCGCCGAACAACGCCGCAACCTCTGCGCCGCGTTCCTCGAGGAATGCCCGGCGCTCGCGCTTGCCCGCGCGGTCCCAAGCGTCGAGTAGGCGCGACAGCTTCTGGTCTTTATCGCTCGCCGGGGCTGGAGCCTCGCCGCGTGCTGCAAGGTAAGCCTTTCGTGCTGCCCCCGCATTCTTGACCAGCCCCTCAGAGAGCGCTTCCACAACATAGTTGCGCTCCTCTGTGCCGACGATCTTTCTGAGCGCCAGCAAGTCATTCAGACGGAGGGCCGGCGAGTGTTTAAGGGCTTCGTATTCTTCGCGTGAAAGAGACGCTCCGGCTGCCATTATATTATAGACTTGGCGGGTTTTGATGCCCCGAGCTGTGGCGATGGTTTGTGCAAGTGCACTGAAATGCAGTTGCATCCAACGTCCTGCAGCCCCAGCTGATCCTTGCCGCATTTCGGGATGGATTTTCTGGATCATCTCCCGGCGCGTGGCCAAAAAGTAGGCGTCATCAAGGACGGTCATGGGTTGACCCATGAGGTTGCCGTCGATCTCCATAAGTCGCGCTTCTGCGTCGTTACAGCGAACCAAATCGACAGGAATTGAAGTCTTGCCCAGCTCCCTCATCGCGGCAAGCCTGTGGGCGCCGTCTATGAGATAATCTCCATCTTTCTTGCGGCGAACCCGGATGCTGCCGCTGAACCCGGTTTCCCTTATAGCTTCAACGAGATTGGCAATGCCGTCTGGAGATGTGTCACGTAACCGATCCTCGACCTTGATCGCGTCTATCGGCAATTCGGTGATTGTGGACAGGTGTTCAATCATTAGCCCACCATCTGGGCGTCGAGCCCGGCGCAATTGGTGCGGCAGTTGCCGCACATGCGGTGTCCCAATCCCGTTGACCAGAACTCGGTGCCGCAAGTCAGGCAGGGGCGGTTACGGGCGTGCTTGGATTTGGCTGTCTCGTTCTCCATCCGGTCTTGGGCGCGCAGGGCGATATCGCGGTTGCTGAACGCGCCAGATAAGCGCTCCTTACCGTCGAAAACGGCGTATCCATGGCCCCATCTTTGCACATGCAGGCTCATCCCGCTCACCCTCCGAAACTCGCGACGGCAAAGAGCAGGACGAACAGCGCCATAACCCCCACTACATCGCCAATGACAGAAAAAACGCCCCGGCCGGAGCAAGCAGATTGGGCACAGCCGGGGCGCAGTGACCGCGCAGCGCACAGGCCAGCACGCGCGCGGAGACGAAATTTATGGGCAAGGCGGCGGATCATCGGGCACGCTCCAGAACGAACGCTTCCTTGCGGATCGACAACTCATGATCCTCGGCCAAGCGACTGAGGCGCATCAGCGGCAGCGCACAGCACGGCTCGTCGATGTCGCGCACCAACTGCAAAGCCAGCGCCACGCGCTGCGCCTGCGGGATGGCCGCGATCTCAGCCTGCAACTGCCCGGCATCGGGAATGAGATCGGATAACCGCATCACATTAAATCCTCTGTTGAAGGGGGTGTTTCAGGGGCGGCACCTTGGCGCAGAACCGCGACAGACAGGCCCGCAGCGACTACGGCCCAGAAGACGAGGGCGAGCAGCAGGGCTATCGCAAAGCCGCTTCCGGGGGGAAGGTTGCCTTCGGGGTCGGGGCGCGGGCTCATGCGGCATCCTCCTGTTTGGCGGATGGACGGGGGATGTCGCGGGGCCATTCGAGGTCCCGGTCCCAATTCTCGTCGAACCAAGCGAGCAAGCGCTCGGCTGTCGCAGTGCGGCAATCCCAGCCGCACTCGATCATTTTCTTGAAGAAATCGCCCTTACCCAAGGCGCGCATGGAGATCGCATAGTGCGTGACCCCGCGATGCGCGGCGAGCGTGGTGGCGAGTGTTATAAGGGCGTCTCTCTGTTTCATGAGGAGAGTATAGCCACTACTAGCCCGGCAATACAAGCCTGTAGTAGCTTTATGTTTACGAATTGGCCATTACTGGCTATCGTGACCAGATGGATGTGATTCTTAACCAGATCGATGAGGCCCTGAAAAAGAAGGGCTATTCAGACGCGAAAGCCTCGCGGCTCGCGGTCGGTCATCCGTCTTTGATTAAGAACTTTCGAATGAAGCGCGACGGCGACAAACGATACAATTGGGCTTCACTGGAGCGGCTAGCCGAAGTACTTGATCTAGAGCTATATTTTGGTCCGCCGCGCGAAGTGGGGGCTGTATACACTACCCAGATCGACCACGAAGATTTCGCCGCAATCCCGCGCGTTGACGCGCGGCTGGCGGCGGGGGCAGGGGCCTTGAACGGCGATGTCAGCCTGCAAGGCGCACTGGCCTTTCGCCAGAACTGGTTGCGCGAGCGGGGTATTTCACCTGCGCAGGCGTGTCTGCTCACCGTTGCGGGTGACAGCATGGCCCCGACCCTGAACGACGGCGACCTTGTCATGATCGACGAGCGCCGCACCACGATCCGCAACCGCCACGTCTACGCCTTCGTCGACACCGATGGCAGCGCCCGCGTCAAGCGCCTCGACCTGGTCGACAACGAGATGATGGTGCTGACCTCCGACAACCCGATCCACCCGACCGAAACCCGCCGTGGCCCCGACATGAACCGCATGCGCGTCCTGGGCGAGATCGTGTGGTCAGCGCATGCGTGGTGAGGGCTTCGTTAAGATGAATATTACCGATGCTTCGACAACAGGGGCGGGAAAGCCGACTTTCGCTGCGCCCGGGACCTCGACAGCACCCGGGGCGGAAACCGGACCTTGCCGATATTCCACCGACGGCTACAATGACCCAAAGTAAAGGGTTAAACATGGCCATTCCACTCACTCCTCCAAACAACAAACGCAATTACATAGACGCAGGGTTTCATGGTATCTTGGCGGTTCTGGAAGCACTAAGCCCCGCCGGTCCAAACATTCCGAATGTTCTCTCAAATCTGAAATCCGGGTTCAGCGCACTTTCGGGCACGGCACAGGACGAGCCGGGGCAACGGGCTTGGATCTGGGCTTTTAAGACGATCAGTTACGCGGTTAGTGATGTGCTAAAGGCTGAGCGCATCAAAGCTCCACTGTCAGGGAAGAAAGATGAAGCGGTCAGTGAATTTCTCGAGACTGCGGCGCAGTTCGATGGACAAGAGCTTGATGCCCTTACGCTGACAAACCCAGGTCTTTCGCCTCTGTTCAATAAAGCGCATCAAGCTCTCGGAGCCATGCTCCTGAAGGCGACAACCAGTATGGATCTCGAAATCGATACGCTTGAGGAACGTTTCAGACGTGCCTTGCGAACTGGTTCAAATCGAACACTCTGCGAGGATCCCAGCTATTTTCGGGTTCTCGAAGATGGGCTTACAGGACTTGGGGGCGAAAGTGCTCGACGCGACGGACATTGGGCACGCCATGCATATTGGGTTTCCCATCAATATACGGATGCACCGATATTCTCTCCAGATGAGGCCGAAGTCATTCCGCTTGAAGCTGTCTACCTGCCGCCTCGGTGCTTTTGGCACCAAATTGAAAAATTCCAAAAAGAGGATGGTTCTGAAACAGAGCGTAAGACCGCACATGTAGCTGAGCTACATAAGGCGACGCATACTTGGATGGCTGGAAATGCTCAACAAGATCCTGTCCGTGTAGTTACCGGGGGGCCGGGAAGTGGGAAGTCCTCTTTCGCGCGCGCCTTCGCACATGAGGTGATTGAACAGGGCGTTCATCGCGTACTATTCATACAGCTTCAGCACATGGTTCTGTCTGGCTCACTACATGATGATATAGCGCGCTATGTCGACCGCCGCGATACCTCGACAGGCAAACACGGCAGCCCGGGCTTGCCCGGAAGTCCCCTGGATTGGCGCAAAACAGATGAGTTACCTATTCTAATCATCTTCGATGGACTGGACGAGCTATCAACTAAAGAAGAAGACGGGGAGCGCTACGCCAGAGAACTTCTGCTTGCCCTTAAACTAATGCTTTCACCTCTAAACACAGATGGCACCCCTATTCGGGCACTTGTGCTGGGTCGTAATCTGGCTTGTGAAGGCGCAATGAAGGCTTCCAATATTCCGGTGCAGCACATGCTCAACGTTGCGCCGATCGCAAAGATGACTAACGAAACATGTATGATGCCCTCACAGGCTGATGATGAAATCGAAGACCCTGATGGCCTGATGAGTAATGATCAGCGGGCAACCTATTGGCGGAAATGGGCGACTCTCAAGGATCTTGATCCAGAGAAAATACCAGCTGCAGTTACCGCTGACAGCATGAGAGAGCTTAATGTTGAGCCCCTTCTATTGCACCTTTTGGTGATCTCAAAATACAGTAGTGACGATTGGGAAATAGCGGCTGATAATAAGAACGTTGTTTATGAGGATATCCTCCAGAAAATATTCGAACGAAACAAAGAGAAAGATCACTTCGTCGCCGCGGGTGTAAATGAGGAGCTATTCTTTGAGCTGATGGAATGTCTTGGCATTGCTGCTTGGCGTGGAAACGGGCGCACAGGAGATGAAGACGACTTTCGCCAAATTCGTAAATTGCACCTTGGGCGTGAAAAGAAATTTAAGGACTTTCCTGCGGCAAACCTTAAATCAGTGGCTCTCAACATTCATACCCGTGCTGGGCAAGGCGACGCGGACAGCGGATTCGAATTTATTCATAAGAGCTTTGGCGAATATCTTGCTGCTCGTGGTCTGTTATCGCACGCCCTGAAGGTTGCAAAAGAATTGGAAGACGCGGAAGCTGAAGACGTTGAGCAGAGATGGAGTCAGATTATTGGATCTGGTGAACTGACAACTGAGATCATAGATTTTCTTTATGATGAGGCGCGTGAGAAGTTAACGTCCGAGACTGCGCTCGGCCCTAAAAATGCTTTGACTGAATTGCTGGGGTGGACACTCAGTAATGGTTTTTCTGTTCATAAAATGGCCCCCGAAGCACAATGGACCGATCTGGTTTTCCGACATCGTTGTGCGATTACTGCGCTCATGGCATGCACTTCCTCGTTGGCTACGGCTATCCCGATAGGAGATTGGAGTACCATAGAGTTTAATACACCTTGGACCGTGAATATCGATTGGCCAAATACCGATAGGCTTAGCACGAAATCACTTCTCAACGAAATGGGTCTCACCGACGAAAAAATAGTCGTAAAGGTCCTCCGCAGGATCAATCTTGCGGAGCAACGCCTTTGGAACCAAAGTTTGAGCCGAGCAAACTTAGAAGGTGCCGATCTTAGGTCAACGACGATCATATGGTCCACATTAATAGGGTCCAACCTAAAAGGGGCCAGCCTCGAATATACGGATGGAGTAAAAGCAAGTTTAATTGGTACACATTTGAAGGAATGCGACCTATCAAAGTCGACCTTTGATAACGCGATGTTTGAGGGTGTCAGTATGCGCGGGTGCGATCTAAGAAACGCAAGTTTCCGCGATATTGATGCTTCAAGCACCAGAAGTCATTTTGCACTTAACATATACGACAATGAGCGCGTGAAGGGCTCCATTGATCTAGAAGGTGCTCATCTTGAAAATACAGACTTTTCGGGCGCAGATCTTTCTGGGGTAGTTAACCTATCACTTTCTGCGTTAAATTCTGCAGTCGGCACCATTGGAACAAAGCTTCCAGATTACATAAATCGAGAAAAAGTTGTATGGTTGATGGAAGGAAACGCCCAAGAAAAGCGGGCGCCTAACGCTTATCAACACGCTGCGAGGAACCGAGGCCGTAGACGGCCTAGACATGTCAGCATCCCTTCGATGTAAGTATTCCGAGGCTCGCTTAAGAAAGGGAAAATGACGAAAATTTACTACATCGTATTGGCGCGTAGCGCCAATATAGCTGCCTTTTAACCTGCTGGAAATGGGTATGCTGCGGGGTTGTATACACCGCTCCTGCAAGAAATCCGAACAGGGAAAAAAGTACTTCGTGCAACTTGAACGTCCTCTATAACTTTCAACCCTACATTCATGTTTGAACCTGAATTTTTTAATCATGCGCTCTTGGACTAAGATGCTCGCGCGGGACTGGCGCTTGATGCGGTCGTTCGACCTTCTGATTTGACGTTGTTTTCGTGTTTCGGGGTTCGTGCTGCAACGAAAGTCCGCAATGACGGGCCGCAGTTAGCATTTCAAACAGCGGGCAATGGCAGCTTAGGGCCGCTAGCGACACCCGAACTCGTCCTTGAAACCCCGCACCCGCGCAAGCGAACTGGCGGAGCTTTGGCCGCAGACTGTCTCACAGGGTACGCCGTCACGATCTCCATCCGCGCGGCTGTAGCCACAAACGCACCATTGATAGACGGCTTCGCGGCAACTGCTGACTTGCCCGCAAGTCCGGCCGCAGGCATAGCGTTGCGCCAGCTGATAGGAGCCGTCATGCGGCGTGGATTGCGTCTGCGCGAAACCAAGCGTGGAAGATATTCCGAACAGCGCGACGGCTAGGAACAAGCGCCTCAATGTCATGGGCAGGATCCTTAGGTAAACTCGGCGAGGGGCCGCGGCCGACTGCTCACGGCATTGAGGCCGTGCGCCCTCGTAACGGGCCATTTAGGCGCTGCTAGGACGTATGACACGCGTTGGCGCAATAGAAGCAGCCGTTTGCGTTATACCCTCGAGACTTAGCCGATTTAATTGCCGAATGACAGTCATTGTGAAGTCCCAAAGCAACCCTGTTCCAGTACGCCGCTGGATTTTGGCAGTTCAGCTCATCGCTCCGGTGGACTTCATTGTCGCCGTTGATCTGCGTATTTTTGTTCACATAATATTCGGGCATAATTCGTTCCATTCTGAGTTAAATCTATAGATTTTTACCCTTAAGGAGCGCGCGATCCGAGTCTACAGCCATTGCGGAAGTCGCCAACGGGCGTCTAGGCGCGCGCGCGGACAAGGCGGCAAATGGGGCTTATGTTTCCAGAAGGTAAACAAATTTTACACAACATATGATCCCTTACGAGACAGGTGACACCGGCCCGAATCCAACCGCAATCGGACACGAAAAACCGCCCGGATTCGACGATCCCAAAATTGAGATGCCCCCGCCCCGCCCGACGCCGCACCGGGAGGCGCTGCGGGCGGGCGCAGGGCTGGGGGCGAGGGCCGGTCTCAGGCGGTCTCGATCCAGTCAGGAACGGAGCATATGCAAACCCAGTCCCTTGCGGTATCGTCCAGCGTAAAGGGGTCTGCAAGGGAGGGATCATGGCAAGGAAACCCATGACGGCTGAGGCGTTTATGACCGAATTGGCGCGAGACGCTCAATATCTTGAGAGGATAGAAAAGGAAGACCAAAGATTAGCACAGGAGGAGGCCAGGCTGTCGCAGGATGAACGGCCCATTGTGGCCGATCTGGTCGCGCTGGGACTTCACGTGGCGTCGATCTGGGATCTGGTCAATTCGGAGTCCGACTATTCTTTGGCAGTCCCAAGTCTCCTCAGGCATTTAAACTTTCCATATGTGAAGAAAAACAAGGAAGGGATCATAAGATCTCTGGCAGCTCCTTTTGCCCGGGGTGTTGCTGGCCGCCAGTTGATAAGGCTTTTTCGGGCGGAACGTGATGATGACCTCAGGTGGGTTATGGGCAATACTCTGTCCGTGGTTGCCGATGCTGGCGACGTCGAAGATATTATTTCTTTGCTCGAAGACCGTCGTTACGGGTTTTCGAGATCCGAGCTCCCTTTTGGCGTGACGAGAATTCTGAAAGAGGACAGCATTCCCTATCTGATCCGGCTGCTGGAGAATGACGATTTGCTCGTTAGCGCAATTGCATGTCTGGGAAAGCTTAAAGCTCAAACCTCTGCAGATAAGATTTCTGAGTTTGTTGAACATCCGGAGTCTGAGGTCAGAAAAACCGCGAAGAAGGCCCTAAAATACCTAGGCATCTGAAGCTTTGCTCCCGTCATCGTCCTTGGTGACATTTCTACTTTGCGGACCGGCTGACATTTCTACTTGGTTGCAACAGGTGGCCCTACCGGCGGATGCCGTCGCCGGAAGCTCCGCGAAAGTCCGCTTTAAGTGTTACCGCTGTAGGTCCCAGACTGGACCATGTGTTCTGATGCTTGGCACCAAGTTGCGCCCCGTACGGCGCAAGACATTGTCGTTCAATATGTAGACCGACATTACCAACGGGATCACGATTAAAAACGGAAGGGCCGGGGTATAGTCTCCAAATGAAATGAGAGTAGCATTTTCTGCAATAAACCGTCCCAACGAAGAGTGTGGCGGTTGAATCCCCAGACCTATAAAAGAAAGAGAAAAGACCACTAGTATCGTTGCGTTAAAGATATTCCCAAGCATTGCCGCAAGAAAAACTATTTCCTGTCGCACGAATTTCCCCGCAACGCCAAACCACAAAACCGCTGAACCTGATTTCGATGCGGTATATGCGTTTTCGAGCGCCGCTCCCATGGTTTCGCTGCTGCATAAACGAAAAACACGTCCCGAAAACGGTATGGTAATTGCTATGATCAAGCTTAGGCTTGAAGGGACGTAGAACAGGGCCCCAAAGAAGAAGCCCCAGTACAGTGCAGGCAGAGTTGAGATCGCGTGCGCAAGCACGAAGATCGTTCTGTTCAACCACCCACCGAGCACTATGGCAGTGACGCCCGCGCAAAGACCAATGGTGATCGAAAGCAAGGACGTAGCCGAAGCCACCCAGACGAGGTTTCTGAGGCCATAGATCAATCTTGATAAGCTGTCGCGGCCTAGTTCATCAGTTCCCAAAAGGAACTCTTCATCCGCAGGTGAAAATGCTGTGGCGACACTAAGGGTTGGTTCAAATGGCGCCAGAATTGGAGCGAAAGCTGATACAAAAAATGCGCAAAAAACAACGACTAACCCGATAGTTGCGCCGAAACGTGTCGGGGGCTTGATATTGCTTGGATTCGGCGAAAAAGCTGCAACAGGCTTTTCAAAGAAAGAACGCATCACTCAAATCCCTCCCTATCAATACTTGGCCAGTGCCAACGCGCGCGTTGTCAAAGCCCCACGGCATGAACATCATCAAACACGCATCGGATTGGCTTGTCGATGATCATAACCGGTGGCTGTGGGCAAAGTTGAAGTAAGCCCCACAAAGCTGCCATTCGCGCGCGATGCAGCAATCAGTACAAAGGGCTCGATCCGGTCATTCGAAGGCGGGTCGGACCCGCTTCGCACCAGCAGCTACAGCGGTGGCTCGATCTCAAAAAGGGTCCCACTTCTTTTTCTACCGCCTTTACGCCGGGAATCTCCAAGCCTTTGATTTCAAAAGCCGCAGCAGGGATCTGGGAGGGCTAAGTAGAACTGGGCGGTTTGGGTCCCAGTTCCGGATGCGGAAAAGGCCCTTGAATGGTGTGTTTAGCACCCACCCAAGAGGCGCTTAAACCGTGTTTTAATGGGGTTTGGTAGGGTTCGCCACGTCCGCGGCCTTGCTCCGACCAACGCGCTCGTTTTCGCCCTGTTGGTGCTGTTTTGCCGATTTACTGCAAACTTTGCACTCGCGCGTCCCGGTGGGCCTCTTGGCGCTCGAAACCCCTTATTTCATTGGGTGATCCGCCTTCTTCCAGCCTCGTCCCGGGTCGTCCGGCATCACTGTAAACAATGGTGTAAACCTACAACTGTTGTAGCGTGACAGCGAAGTTTGCAGTGAATTACACTCTAGTTTACAGCAACGGGGGTTTTGGGAGCGCTGTCAGGCAGGAGTGACCCCCGCCGCATTTTGCAGAGAGGGTCACGTATTTCAAAGCGCTGGCTTACTTTGGAACCAAAACAGCGTTGACAACATGGATCACGCCATTCGACTGATTAACATCAGCGACGGTCACCAGTGAAGCGTTCCCGCTTTCGTCGTAGATGTAGACGTTGTCGCCGCGCACCTGTGCAGACAATGCGTCACCAGACACCGCGTTAAAATGGTAAAACCCGTCAGCGCTTGACCGGGCGGCGGCGATAATTTCGGCAGCCGACCAATCACCTGCGACGACATGTGCGGTCAGGACTTTTTGCAGCATCGCCTTGTTCTCAGGCAGCAGCAGCGTTTCGACAGTACCAGCGGGCAAGGCGGCGAACGCATCGTTGACTGGTGCGAACACAGTGAAAGGTCCTTCGCCTTGCAACGTGTCAACAAGATCTGCCGCCTGAACTGCCGCAACAAGTGTCGTGTGGATAGGAGAGTTCACCGCGTTTTCGATGATGTTGCGTTCAACAAGCATCTCCGCGCCACCAACCTTTGGATTTCCCGTATGATCATCTGCAAAGGCGGGTGTGGATGCGATCGCAAAAGTGAGCGCGAAGAGCGTAGATTTAATGGGTGTCATAGCTGTTCTCCTTGTAAATGGGCCACGCTTTTGTGCGGCTATACAAAGATCCACGAAACCAACCGCGAAACAGTTTCAATTACTCGCAAATACTGACGATTTTCCAATCGTTGAGCGCATCGTCACCGGCACAAGGTGTTCCTGTTTAGCTGTCGGCGAAGTTCAAGAGCAGATGTTCATATCAAACGCGGCGAACCTCGGCTCTCCGCCCTTCGTTACGCCTGCTGCGCTCCTTGGCCTCGGCAAGGAGGAGGGCCGAGACCTGCGCCCAGAGGGGGTCGCGGCGGAGGGCTGCGGCGAGGCCGGGGTGCGAGGTGTGACAGAGCATCGGCATTGGCTTGTCATAGAGGTTCACGCCGCGCCGCCAGAGGGCGCAGACCTCGTTGAGGGCCCTCAACCGGAGGCTGGCGCGCCGCTCCATTCGGGCAGGGGGAAAACCTTGTCGTAGGCCCAGTTAAATCCGAATGCGTAGACCATGTAGAACAGCGCAAAGGACAGATCCATCACGAAGGCCTGCCAGAGCGAGATACCGAGATACCATGCGAAGAACGGCATCAAGACGATCAAGAGGCCGGTTTCAAAGAGGACGGTGTGCAGAATGCGCAGCGAGGCCGATTTCTTGGTTGTGCCGGACAAGCGTTGCANGGCCACATCGAACACATAGTTGTAGATCATGTTCCACAGCGTTGCGAGGGTGGCGCTCACAATGCNGACCACACCGATGTCGTGTATCGGGACGTGAAACGNGACCGCGCCAAGTGGGACGACGAGAAGCAAAGCGATGATTTCAAAACTCANGGCGTGGCGGAGACGATCAAGCGGGGAGCGCATGGCGACCTCAAACTAGGTGCCGGGTCGTCCCGGGCTGTTGTCCAGATGTGGAGGTCGTCCTCGCTGGATAATATCGCACCTCTGCAAGGGTGTTTCAAGGAGGTCAAAGTCTTTTGGCGATTGGGAACGAGAGCCCCCTGTGCATGACCTGAGCGTCCAATGGTCCAAGCCGGATACGGAGCGGGCAATCACTGGCTCAGGAATGAGGCCATGTGTCCGGCCGCATCAAACCTGTTTCAACCATGCGCAGAACGAAAGTTCGAACCCGTAAGTAACAGCGCCCCTCACCTGGGTTTCGGGGCGCTCTGGTTTTTGCATCGAGACGGCTTCAGAGCAACAGCACCTGTGTGCCCACTGCCACCTTGGCGAACAGCTCTTCGATATGGGGGTTATAGAGACCGATACAGCCGGAAGACGATTGCCGACCG